TAAGAAAATTCACTTAGATTCAGATATGATGATGGAGAGTTAAGTAACTATAGCGATTTCAGTAATGTGCCTTTACCTCCAAAAGAAAGCTTTACAGGAGTTAATGCGATTCCTACAGATAACAATGGAATAAAGATTACAATTCAAACAGGAAGCAGGATAGTAACTCAAATAGAGATTGCTATGGTAGCACCTAAAGATGATTTGCCAAATCCTGCATGGGTTACAATTGCTACATTAGATAAAAAGAAGTTAAACATTCCTGACAATAGCCAGTTTGTATATAACTTTTACAATGACGGTAGTTACCCTGTTTCTAATTTAGAAAAGATTATACGTCCATACTCATTTTTACCTAAAGCACCTTTATGTCAGGCAAAAGCCCGTAATTCTATAGTATATAGCAATTTTAATGAAGGATTTGCTGATGTGCCATTGGATACAGACTTAGAGGTTACTTATGAAGATTTATTTATTGAAGAGGGTACGGAAAACATTTTTAATGAACCTGATTTTTCTTTTACTGACATTCCAAATACAGGCGCATATTTATACAATAGGAATTTAAATCATGGACAGTATAGGGATTTGGATGATAGCCTTCATTTTGTTACTTCAAATAAAAGAGCTAATAGCTTAAAAGTAACAATAGGTAATGATGTAAAAAAAGGTAACATCTACACAGGACAAATGAGTAATGGTGTTCATACCTTTTACGTTAGTTATGAAGCAAAAGTAACTGATACAGCTTTAACTGTAGCGAATGAAATAAAACAACAATTATTAAATCAGACAGGCGGTAATGGTGGAAACATCATTAAACAGATAATGGGCAACATTAAGCCTGCGGAAACACAGCCCGTTCGTAATATTTACATCAATACAGATGATGGTTTAGGAAATATATCTTTTGAGTTTTCGATTATAGATTATACTGATGGAGGATACTATGGCGCAAGTGCAAGTGTTAATCCTGTTCAGTTTAATACATTAAAAGATACGGGACAAAGCATCAGCAACATGAAGCTTGGTGCAGGTATTAAGTTTGGTATCATGTACGAGGATTTTCAAGGACGTAGAAGTCTTGTTTATACTGATGATAACCTTATTACCACAACTGCTAGTCAAAATACATTAGGGGGCATCAAAGCGCCTGTAGTAACTTTAACAATAAGACATTTTCCTCCTATATGGGCTAGATACTACCAGATTGTAAGAACAAGGGATTTAACCTATGCTGACTTCATACAAATGATAATTCAGAAGGTTATTGACGTTCCTGTTACTAATAGTGGAGGAGATTACTTGGATTTAGTTGTAGGTAGTTTATATACTTATCAAAAGATACATCCCAACACTACTCTTCAATATACTTTTAAAAAAGGGGATAGATTAAGGGTTATTACTAAAGGTGATGGTAGTTATTATCCTTTCTTTGAAACAGAAATTCTTTCTTACAAGGACACAACAACAGAGGTTATAAACTCTAACTTAACTGTTAACGGCACAGACACGATTACGGTAGATTCTGCAAATTCTGATAATATTGGCAGATTTATTTTGGTTGATGGAAATGAGAGAGAGATTTTAGCTGCCCCTAGTGGTACAACATATACCGTAGATTCCCCTATTGGAGTAGCTAGTCAGCCTCCTTATTTATCATACGAATTAATTGACAGGAGGGGTTTATTAAGAATAAGAAGACCAAGCACAGCTAGTGGTGTAGTTTTAGATGATCTATCGTTAGTTGAGATATTTACACCAAGTTTGAGTGGGGATACTTTAGGTCAAAAGCAATTCTTTCATTTTAATAAGAAGTTTGACATATTGAATGCGGGAACTGCAACACGGTATCATTCAGCAAATCAACAATCTCAAAGCGCAGTAACAGATGCTATTGTAAGGATAACAGAAGGAACGGTATATGTAAGAAACAGGGAGATGCCTATTACCAATACAATTCCAAATGCACAGGTAGAAATTAAAACAATTGAAGACCCTAGTTATTCAGACTTTTATTATAGTGAATTAAATGATAACGGCAGAGATAACGTAGAGGATAATAAGCAAGGCGTAGTGCATTTTGGAGACAGAATGAGGTATTCTAACATAGAAATAGAGAACACCGCTATAAATGGCTTAAATGACTTCGATAACTTAGATAGAGAAGATTATAATGATAAGTATGGTTTCTTTAAACTTACGATTGCTACTGAAAATCAGATTTTAGCTTTTAAAGAATTAAAAGATTGTATAGTACCTGTATTCCAAACAGTAATTCAAGATAATTCAGGACAAGAGTTGTTGGGGGCAAGCAAAAAACTGCTTAATGATATAAGATACTATTCTCACGATGGCGGTATTGGTGATAATCCTGAAAGCTATTGTAGAAATGAAGGACAGCATTACCATGTATCGGCAAATTCAGGATGCTATGTTAGATTGAGTCGTGACGGAGTTACACCTATTAGTCAGATATACTTTTTTGATAATGAAGCAAGGGCAATTTTAGCAAGAGCCAGTGCTAATAACACAAAAATATTTGGAGAATTTGATAGGCTATTGGCATCAGTGGTTTGGTATGTGGAAGGTTACAATGAAAAGAGCTTCTCTCAAGGCTTTAATGGGGCTACATGGGAAGTTTTATCTCCCGCATTAGTTAGTCCCGTACAGACCATTGTAACGCCTCCTACGAATGGGGTACTTAGTACCGACCCAACAGGATTAACTGTTTATACTCCAAATACAGATTTTGTAGGCAACGATAGTTTTACTTATTCAACTGTAGGTGGTGTAATTAGAAAAGTTTGCATAAGGGTAGATGATGTTCCTCAAAGACCTACAGGATGGAGACAACAAGTAGGTTCAGAGTTCTGTGTTGAGGAGATGGGCGAGAATAATGGCAAACAAGGATGGTTGGTGTTAGAAGAATACTATTTAGATGATTCTAGTGTAACAGGGAATGAAAAGCCTAACGATGAAACTGACCCTAATTATGTGCCGCCTATAGATAATTTAGTAGATTGTCCACTTCCAATACCTCCAACACCTGCTACGGTTCATTATAGCCTTAGTAGAGATGCTTCGCCTTATGTTGATGGAAACATGGGTCTACAGAAGAATGGTGGTTCTAGCGAGCTTATAACATTCGTAGGAACAGGAGATAGCACCTTAGGTTTTAATGTTGGGGACACTTTAACCGTAAACACCTTCCACTATCATTTAGCTGTTAGATGGCCTGATGACGCTAGTTTAACTGTTAACATACGTGAAGGTGGAATTGGTGGAACAATAATATATACTTTTACAGGCGGGTCAGTTGGTTTAGCTGATGTATATAGCCATAGTGAAGTATTGACACTAACAGAATATACTGTAGAAGTAACTACAAATAGTACAGATGCAACGCTTAAAACCCCTCCAATGGGTTATGAGTTAATTAATAACACAGCAATTGCAGATGGACTTATATTGGTTAGCGCTACTGATACGACTACAGCAATAATTATGTTGGGAGAGTCACCTTCTCAAGTTCCAGTTCCAGTAACAGGAAGTCCAAGATCAGGGTCTTACAACATGAAGGATGATGCTAACACACAAAGTATTTTTGTAAATAATACAAGTAGCAGTTCTATTGACGTAACAGTAACGACAGTTCCAAGTGGAGGTTCATTTACAGATACCCAAACGATATTAGCAGGGGCAACATATAACTTTACAGGTGTGGATAAGGTTGGATTTAGATTAACAGTTAACTAATGGGAAGCGTAACAGTATTAAAGAACAGTAGTGTTAGTATAGACCTAGCAATAGATTACAGGGATAATGGATGGACTATATCAGGTGGTGTAGCTACGCACTCTGCTTGCAATTCAGGGCTGATTAAGCTTAATGGGTTTCCATTTAAAGTTGGTGTGCCTAATGTTTTTAGGTATGTGGTTTCGGGATATGCAAGTGGTGGAGTTAATATTAATGTAGGGGCACAATCGGGAGCAACAGATACAAGTAATGGAGTAAAGTTTGTTACGCTTACGCCAAATACAGTTAACGACCAAATATCCTTTTATTCAGATGGCAACCTTTCGGTGGAATTACTAGAAGTATATACGGATACTTTTGAAGAGACTGCTGTAGCAATGTATTTTAGCGAGCCTAACAACCGTTGGACTATGTATTCATCTATTAGGCCAGACTTCATGTTAAAGTTCATTACAAGCTTTTATATGTGGCAAAACGGGGTATTATGGGAGTCTCATACTAATCCTGCACACAATAACTTTTTCGGGGTACAATATCCAAGTATAATTACGTTCTATGTTAATTTAGAGCCTACAGTAGTTAAGAACTTTTTTAGCGTAAGAGAAAAGTCAAATAAGGTATGGGCTGTTACTGATGTGGAGATAATGGAGAGTTATGGTAAGCCTAACGGACAGAGGTCAAGAATTAAGTCGGGGAACTTTAAACATCTTATGGGTGATTATTTCGCAGACTTCTTGCGTGACCAAAATGACCCGAGATTTGCAAATCAACTTGATGCTTTAATGAGAGGCGCTCTACTTCAAGGCAACGTAGCCAAGATTACCATAGAAAACAATGATGAAACAGAGGTTAGGTTGCTTAGTGTAGACGTAATTGTAAGCAAGCAAGAGTATACCTATTAAATAATATAAATCATTTACTACCTTTGAGATAGTAATTTAAACTTAAACACATGGCAGCATCTACAGGAGGCTTATCTACAGGGAGTTTAGTAAGCGCAGGAATTAGTTTACTGCCTGCCTTGTATAAAGGAATTTCAGGCATATTTCAAAAGAGTCAGGCTAACAGAATAAACCCAACAGACCCAGGATATAAACTTAACACCGGGGTTATAAATAACGCAAGGGTTTTATCTGATAGGTCAAATAACTACCAATTGGCAGGATATAACGATGCTGTAGATAATATCAACTCTACAAGCGCAACAGCGTTTAATAATGGAGTGCAAGGCGCTACAAGCGGTGGTGATGTATTAGACCTAGCTACTAAGATTGCTTATGGTCAGGGACAACGTTTAAATGATTTGGCTGTTAACAATGCGCAAGGAAAAGATCAGGCTTTATTACAGTCTTTGAATGCAGATGCAGCAGCAGGAGAAGAGTATCAACAAAAGAATGCTTATGATAGGGATGTTTACCAACAGAAATTAAGACAGAAAGCAGCATTGATACAGAGTGCAAACCAAAATATTTATGGAGGTATTGATGATGCAGCACAAGTTGGTTCAAGTTTATTGAATCCTATGCCTATGGGAGATACAAGTTCAACTACAGGAGGTGGTTTAAGTCCTGCACAAATACAAGCATATAATCAATTGAGAGCAAGAAGAGGTTTAGTAAGTTAATTATGGCAGTAGATTTAAATACAGTTCCATTAGGTCAAGCGGGTACGGGTGCTGCGTTTGTATTAGGTAATAGCCAAGCTGCTGACCAATTTGCTCAAACACAAGCAAGAAATCAACAATACGCTTATCAGAATGCTTTACGTCAACAACAAGAGGCAGCAAAGAAAGCAGCGTTATGGCAACAAAACGCTTTAAAGGTTGAAGGTGGTTTATATTGGAAGCCTGAATTTGACAAAATGTATCAGACTCATTTGGAAGATGGCATTAAACTACGTCAAGCAGGAATTAATCCTTACGACTATAATCCTAACGACCCAAACCAAGCTCAAAAAGCCGAACCATATTTATTAGAAAGAGAAAGAATACTTCAAGATACTAAAAACAGAAAAGCTACTGAAACTGAAATCGCAAAAAGATTTAGTGCTATTACAACCAATCCAAGTAAATATGAACCCGAAGATATTGACGCTTTAAACGAATACATTAATACACCATATTCACAAGCTAAAAACATTCCTGTGCCTACATTAAGAGAGGCATTTAATGTTGATAGGGATTTAGTTGCTAAATTAGACCCTGTAACGTTTCAAACAAGCAAAACAGTAGGCAATACTAAGATTGATGAGAACAAGATGTTGGTAGAGCCTACAAAGCGAAATATTGAAACTTTAATAGCGGATACTGATACAGGTAAAAGATGGATTAAAAGACAAACAGGGTTAACGCCTAGTGAAGCTAAAAACATTCCTGATACTTTTGAGGCTAATAAAAAAAGATTGATGGAGGAGTACAAGGGCAATCCTGATATGAGGACTAAACTGGCTGCACAATTTGGTATAACAGGTGAGAGTCAGGAATTAGACGATCTGTTAAATCAACAAGCAATGGAAGATGTAAGGAAGAAACAGGCTTATAATGGTGTTATAAATCAATATACAGAATTGGCTAGAGCAAAAGCTAACGAGTTTGTTAAAACTAACCCTGACTTTAGAATAGAAGATCAGGCAATGCAGCGTGAAGGACTTCAATTACGCAGGGAAGCTAACAACAGAGAAAGAGTAAAGTTTAACGAGAGAGGACGAGCAACTTCACAAGGAGAAGCAGAAGACTTAGTTATACCATTTGCTGATGGCAAAGGTGTTGCGGAAGGAAAAGGTTATGTTAAAGTACCCATGGCTACTAAAAACTTTGCAGGAACAAAAGGCGCTATTGACTTGTCTACAGGTAAGCCTGTTGATTTAACTAATTCATCTAATGATTATCAGGTAGTAGGAGTAGCTAACTTCCCTTTCATCAACAAAGAGGTGAAGGATAATGCAGGTAACAGTATTCCAAAAGGTTCATTGGCACAACCTAACTTTGCTAAGGGTAATAGTGATATAGTAAACGAAAAACCAATGATACACGTGCAGTTGAAAGAAGGAGATTTGGTATCTGATTACTTAGTTCCTTTTGATAGAATGCCACAGAACTTAACAAAGAACGACAAGGCTATTTTAAGCAGTTTTAAGCCCGCAACAGGAAGTAACACAACACAAAGTACTAATAAACAAAAAGAGTTGCCTAAATCAGTAACAAGTAAATTCAAAAACGTTCCTAAAGGAGGATTTTAATAATGGCAGAAGAATTAGAACAAGTAGTAGAAGAACAACCAAAACCAAGTATCTACAAGTTTTTAAAAGATAATGGTTTAACTACTAAAGATGAGGCTACTTTCGGTAAAGAATATTCTACTCCTGAAAAACAAAAGGAGTTGTATGAGTTTATGAAGGGAAACCAACTTACAACTAAAGATTTAGCAACATTCAGCTCCGACAACTTCGGGGCTTTTAAAAAATACGGACAACCCAAATCAAGTTTCTACACAAGATTTAAGCAATGGATTAACAACATCTGGTACGCAATCATCAACTTCCCAAGAGGATAACACTACCTACGGTACAATTCCATTAGAAGACGTTACAGTAAGCGCTAAGAGAGTAAATCCTTTAGTTGGTAACGACCTTCAATCTCAAATACCTCAAGCAAGACAACAAGAGTTAGTACAAGATGTTAATGCCAATCCTAAGGAGTTTCTTCCAAAAGAACAACCACAGGAACATTGGTATAATGTAGGGGGCGCTATGCTTCAAGCAATACCTAAATCCGTATATAAAACCGCATCAGACGTTATTCAGTCTCAAATTAACTCTATATCTCCTAAAGATAAATCCATTAAAAGCAATGATGGTAAAAGTTTAGCTGAACAGTATTTTAGAGACGTTCTAAGCATCTTTGATGATAAAAACATAGTTGATGTAGCCAAGAACCTTAATCCCGCTATGAACTCTTTAAATGAGCTTTCTAGGAGTGTAGTAAATTCAAATGTTTCCCAAGAGCAAAAGAATGAAACCATTAAGGAGTTAAACAAAATGAAAGCTTCTATTCAAGGTCGTGTTAACATGATGGATGAATATGCAGCAAGAAATCCTTATCCACAAAACATAGCTACGAATACGGCTGTAGGAATAGCAGGAATGCTACCTGATATAGCTGTAGCAGGATTGGGTGGAGCAGGAGCAACGGGAGAAGCTTTAGCAGCAAGAGTTGGTAGCGCTATAGAAGGTAAAGTACCTGCAATAGTTCAGAAGTTAGCACCTAAAGCAGCAGCGTTATTAGAAAGGTCTGTCAAAGCACCGTTTACTAAAGTAATGGCAGCTAAAGGCGCAGCAGAGGGTGGTGCATCCAACGCTCAATCACCTTTATTAGGAATGGTAGAGGGAGGACTAAAAGGAACAGGAGAGGGTATGTATATGCATGTTCTTGGAGAAGCAGCGGGGAAGGTAAGTCCATACATATCCAAAGTAATAGGAAAAACAGGAGCATCAAGCGAAATATCAACAGCTATTGCTAATCCATTGGCTAATGCAGGAGTATTCACAGCAGGGAAGGCTATTAGAACTCCTTTAGAGGAGGGGAGAATGGCTACGCAGGAAGAACTTGAACACGAAATGGCTATGGGTATAGGGTTTAGTCTTTTGCATGCAGGACAAACGTTTAAAACGCATCAGGAGGCTAATCATTTTTACGAGAACACTTTAAAGACAGACCCACAAGAAAGTTTAGGTAGAATATTAAATGAAAAGCCTGAAAACATATTGAGGGACTATAACCCTGAATTGAATGTTAAAGACTTAACAGAGGCACGTAATGAGTTGAAAGATGCTATTATTAAAGAACCTGATTTAGCTGTTAAAAAGCAATTAGGAGAAGAGGCATTGAAAATACAAAATCAATTAGATGCTAAAGAGGCGGTAGAGGGAATTGTAAAAGATAAGGATGCCTTGGTTGAGATGGTAGCGAAGTTACCTGAATTAAATCCTAAACAGAAAGAGGAGTATGTAACTAAGATTGAGCAGATAGCAAATGATTATGACCCTGTAGAAGTTGAAAAAAATACACTGAATAATAAAATTCAGAAGTCACAGGACAATATAGATTATTGGGAAGGCAGATTAAAAGAAGAGAAAGTTCCTTCTGAAAGAATGGAGATTGAAAAGTCAATAGATAACAATAAAAAGTTTATTGAAGATGATACAAAACGACTTAAAGAAATTATAGACACCCCAAAAGAAATTAAGCCTGTAGAAGAAGTTAAAGCAGAAGAACAACCAACTACACCAAAAGAAAAAGAAACTCCTTTAGAAAAAACTAAAACACCATTAAATGAAACAAAAGAACAGCCTATACCTAAAGTTGAGAATGTGGAAGAGGTATCAGCACCTAAGACAGAAAAAGCAAGTCCAACGGCAGGAGAAGAAAGCGTAAAAAAAGGTGAACTGAAAGACAAAACCTACACTACTAATGATGGCGAAAAGCTAGACATAAAAATATTTGATGGCATAAATGGCGAGGTAGAGAGTGTTTCTGATATAAAAAATAAGGATAGGTTATCATTTTCATTGTTTAATGATAAAGGTCAATCTGTTGCAGGAGTAAGTTTTTGGAAAGATAAAGATGGCAAGTGGGTATCTAATATGACTAATGTTAGTGAAGGATACCGAAGAAAAGGTATTGCAACGGCAATGTACCAATTCGCTAAAGAGAACGGGTATGATATTAAGTCTTCTGATTTTAGGTCTGAAATAGGAAATAAATTCACCAATAAGTTTTTTAAAGAAAATAAACCTTTTGATTTAGAAGAAAGACAAGCAGAATTAAGAGCAAAAGAAAATGTTAGTGATAATAAACAACCTACCGTTAAAGGAGAAACTAAAGCTAATGCAGAAGTTATACAACCTACCAAAGATGACGGAAGAAGAAATGAATCTAAAGCTGAAAGAGTTGGAACAGCAGATCAAGAAGACACAGGAGTAAGCGGTATTAAGAAAAAGCTTGTAAGTGATGAGATAATTGAAGGTGTAAACATTGATAAAATCTCTGATAAAGAAATGCAGGACTTAGGGAAGAAGCTTATTGATACAGGAGAGATTAAGCCTAAAGAGATTGTAGATGAAATAGCAGGTATGCGACGAAAGGTTACAATAAAGGGTAGAGATTGGGTTGATGAACGCACTGATAGTAATCCGAGAGCTTTACAACCAAAAGAGGTTGTTGCCTTAATCCATTACAAAGCTACTTTAGATAATGAGCGTAGAGAACTTTTAACAGAAAGCAATAAGTTAGCATCGGAAGGGAAATCAACTAAAGCTGTAGACGCTAAATTAGCCCGTTTACAAGACGATATTAACTCATATGATGTTATGTCAGTTATCACAGCACAACAACAGTCATTAGCGTTTAGATTGAGAAAAGGATTGCTTGATAAAGACTACAACTTAGTTGAACAGATTGAACAGTATAAGAAAACTAACGGAGGTGAAATACCTGCTGATGTTGAAGCTAAATTCAAGGCATTAAATAAAGAGTTAACAGACTTAAAAGAAAAGATTGCCGTAGCCGAAAAGAAAGCGCAGGAGGCATCGGATAGTCAGGCTATAGATAACATCAAACAAGATGTAGAACGTAGCGATAAGACGAGGAAATCAAGCCTATCGACAACAGAACAAGCAAGAAAAAAAGAGTTAGCTAAAAAGTACAGGGTATTTAATGATGTATCCCGTATTGTAACATTAATTGCAGAGAAAGACTTTAGGGAATACGCTAAGTTGGTTCTTAAAGAGGCTAAAGGAGATTTCCAAACATTTGCCGTTGAGATATTGGGAACTTTGGGTGTAGATGCTAAAAAGTATTTGCCTAAGTTATACGAAGAGATAGGCGGTAAAGGCAAAGTTGATATGGAAAACCTAATTGATAAACCTTTTGTGAAAGACGGAGAATTAGTAATTCCTAACAACTACATACGTGACTTAGTTAATCAGGGAATAACGGATATAAACGAGTTATCAGAGGCAGTTAAAAAGATTGTAGAAACAGATTTGCCTGATGTTACTTTAAGAGAGGTAAGGGATGCTATAACTAAATACGGCAAAACAGTTAACCAAACAGCAGATGAAGTAACACGAAGCATTAATGAAGCTAAAAGATTAGGGAGGTTATACTCTGAATTAGAGGATTTGGCTAATCAAAAGAAAAAGGCTAAAACTATTAAGCAGACTAATAAAATATCTCAGCAGGAAAGGGAATTAAAAAGACAAGCGAGAATACTAGAAGATAGATTACCTAAAACCAATGAGGAGATTGTTTTAGCGGAGGAGAAAAGAATTACCAATGCTATATCCGCTACTGAAAGGGCTATACTAGATACTCAAGAGAGAATTGAAAACGGAGAGCTAGAAAGGGAAGTAAATAATGTACCTGAAACTCCTGAATTGAAAGAGGCTAGGGAACGATTGAAAGTTGAACAAGATAAATTAGCAGAATTACAGAAAGAAGCGGGTGTATTTGAGAGAAGAAGGGTAGAGAACAGAAAGAAACAGCTAGATAAATTTATAGCGGAGAGAAGACAGAGATTAGCTGATAGAAACTTTGCACCTAAAGCTAAAGCAGAACCTATACAGGCAGATGCAGAGCTTTTAAAGTTAGAAGAAGAAGCTAACAGGATAAGGAATGAATATGAGGAAGCACATTATGAGAATGAGCAAAGAAACAGACCTCTATCCCAAAAGATATATGACAATGCTATTGGTTGGGGAACAGGTATTCAACGTGCTTTACAAGCAGGGTTAGATGCTAGTGCTTTCTTAGTTCAGGGTGTTATTGCTATTGGTTCACAAAATCCTGTTAAAACATGGGAGGCGGTAAAAGAGTCAGCTAAATTCTTGGCATCAGAGAAATATGAGCAAGAGTTTTTTACTAAACTAAAATCTGCTAAAGACTTTAACGAGATGAAAGAGTCTGGTCTTGCGCTTAACTATCCAAATTCTAAATTAGGTAGCAGGGATTACCAATTGCAGGGAAGTGAAATTAGTAAGATATGGAACTTTATAGTGTCGCCATTAAAATATACGATAGGAGAAAAGGCTTATGAAAGAGCAAAGCTATTTAATCCTTATAGAGCAACAGAGCGCTCGTTTACAGGCGCTATTGATACGTTGAGAGTACAAATGTTCAGGGAGTTCACAACATTGCTTAAACAGGATGGAATTACCTTTGAAAGCAATCCTGAAATGTATAAGACTGCTGCAAATGCTGTAAACAACATGACTTTTAGAGGTAGATTAAGAACGTTAGAACCAATTGCAAAAGAACTATCGGTATTATTCTTTGCCCCTAGAAAGATTTCAGCAACACTAGCACTTACAAACCCTTATTATTGGGGGGATTTAGCGGTAAACAATCCTACAGTAGCTAAAAGGGCTTTATTGAAGATGGCTAGCTTTATTGCACTTGCTACGACTTTGACTTTAGCGCATAAGGCTTTTAACGATGATGAGGAAGATGAGAATAAAGACATATTCAATCCTATCAGTCCTGACTTTATGAAGTTAAAGATTGGTAATACTAGATTGGATTTCTTTGGGGGATTAAATCAGAACGTTGTATTGTTTGCGAGGATGTGGACTAATAAGTATAAGACTTCTACATCAAGCAAAGTAAGTACGCTTGGAGATAATGCTTTTGTTCCTACAAGGGCTGAATTAGCCTCAAGGTTCTTAACTAATAAATTTGCCCCTACAAGTGCATTACTATACAGATGGGCTGACCAAGGCAAAGGAAGACAAGTAGAATGGGGAGATGAGGCTTTAAATGGGGTAACACCAATATGGGCGCAAAACATTAAAGAGCTTTACAAAGAACATCCCGCTACTATGGCTTCGTTCTTGACGGGTATGGCTTTCTTCGGACAGAACATGAGTACATACGGTGGTGCTAAATTTATGGAAAGAGGAAAGGATGATAAGCTTATTGATTTGGTGTCGGAAAAGGGAGGTTCTTTTAGTGAGAAAACTCGTTCAAGCATTGAAGTTGTAGATGAGAAAACAACGGAGAAAAGAGGGGTTACTACGGCAGAGTTTGAGAAGTATGAAAAAGAGTACGGGGATTATGTTAAAGCAGAACTTAAATCTAACTATACAAAGCTAAAAGCAATGAATACAGAGGATTTTGAGAAAGAGTTGAAGAAGATTAAATCTAACGCAACAGAGGTCGCTAAAGAAGCTGTATCAGGCATTGACGAGGATATGTTAAAGATGAGGAAAGACGGAGAAACAGTTAAACTAACTCCTGAACAATTACAGGAACGTATAAGCTTAAATAAAGAGTTTATGAAGAAAGCAATAACCAAAAAGGACAGGTACATCAGATACTTTATGCGAAAAGATAAGGTTAGTAAGGAAGTAGCGGAAAAGAAAGCAGATAAAAAGCTTAAAAGCCTTGCTAATGAATTTTCTAAATCAAAGATGGAAAAAGAGGTATTCTCTAATAAATAAATTAAATAATAACTTTACAACATAAACTTAAATACAGATAATCATGGCCTTAACACCTAGTCTATCATACTCCCAATCATCTGATGGAAAAATTCTTACCATTATAGACACATCAAACTATGTCGCTCAAAGTGTAGACCCTGCTTCATATGTCAGAACCGTAGAGATATGGACTCTAAAAGATGCAAGTGGTTCTTTATTGGATACCTTAACATTTAATGGTTCAGAGTTAACGGTTGACTACGATTTAACTGCCGACCTTTATCTATCCCTTAAACTAATATTTACAGGCTCACCTAGTGTTGCTAGCAAGATTATCAATATCGGAACTACCCAATTTGAATACATTGCCTTAGATAAGCGTTTAATGAAAAACTGTGGATGTAGTAACAGTAAAGGATGTGATAAGACTACTTTAGGTGCTTTATATTTAAGTAGGGCAGAACAGCAGGTATTAGCAGGTAATCCCGCTAAGTTCAACTCATACATTCAAGCTAGTCTTAAAGTGTTAAACGGATAAGCCATGACAATAGAGGAAATACAAGATACTATTCTACTTGCCAACTCGTTCACGCTTGAGCTTACTGATCTTTTATTAGAGGAGCAAAAGAAGGGCTGTAGCGGATGCAAATATGAAGGACAGATAAATCAGATAAACAACTTAGTTCTTTCGTTAGAGAACAGGATAAGCCGTAATGATTTAAGTTTAGATACATATAAGATTTACAGTTGCCTTTTAACAGCTATAGAGAACTTTAGTGGTTCTTCTGTAATCGACCCTAACGCTTTGGTTAGCGGAATAACAATTATTGTAGATGGTGGAGGAAGTGGTGACGATACACCTGATTCTATTGACGTGTTCTATTCCGATATGACGGGTGACGATGGTAATGGTGGCAGAACAACTTATACCAACACTGATTTAATAGGTTGGATTCCATTTATTCAAACACTAGGCGTTTCTATGCTTTATATTGATGTAGACTTTACGTGGAACTCAAGTACCGCAGTTTTGGAGTTATTGCCTAATGGAAATTTACCTGCTATTTATTCAGGCGGTACATTCAGAATTACAGGTTATAAGAGAGATGGGGATGTGCCTATAAACCCTTTAGTTCCGTTATTAATAAATTGGTCTTAACAAGGTATAAAAATGAGTTCTATAAAATCTTTAGCCGATAATTCGGTGTCAACATATCCAACAGATAGCAATGTAAACGTATATGCTACGGGAAGCACACCTATGCAGGTTATATTAAGTTCAGGAGAAGAGGTAACAATAGCAGAGTTAAACGGAGGTAGTCCTATTACAACAAGTCCCTTTGACTTTACCTACAATTCCTCTACATTTCCAAGTGGCGTTAATCCTGTAGTTACAGATGTAGGAACAGACAAAACAATAACATTTACATTTTCAGGAGATATAGATTCAGGTGATTTACCTATCATATGCAAGTACTTAGGTGATACTTTAATTGATAATAAGATTTCAAGAGCAACAGGAACAACATTGATTAATGTAATACCAACAGTTGATGGGTATATTTGTAGTCCTGTAAGCTTTGATGAGTTGATTTTTGATGAAGATAAAGATGTTGATATTGTCCTAACTCCTGTTATAGTCCCTGCATTATATTCGGGATACACATTAGATAATCCTGAAACATTTAATAACGGGATAGTTTTAAATGAAGTCGACGGTGTATATAAGAGTGAGGGAGGTTCAGAGTTTATAGGTCAAGGATTAGAGGGAATGGTCGTAAATGGTAAAAGAGCAATTATTTACACAGAGGATACTAAAAATATAGTTTTTGGTTTAGGTGCTTCGGGAATGGATAACCTATATGATGCTCCTGCAATATCTTTTGAGATTGACAGTATGGGATTTGTTATTGTAGTTAAAAATAATGTTTACGTGTCCGACTTATCCCCACAACCATCTGTTGGACAAGGCTTATTGTTTAAACGTATGACAGTAGAAGACCCATCAACAGAATTAACTACCATAAGGGTTGGACGTACCATAGATGGAGAAAACTTTCTAACAGGCTATCAGGACGTACCATTACAGTATTTTAGAGATACAGGGCGTTGTGCGGTTTATGAAATGGCTAACAATACATCAATAGAATTAAATCATCCACAATATAAAGCTTAAAATAAAATGAGTACAATATGTAACTTATCGTGGGTTGAAATGCCTCCTGAACCAACAACAGAATTTGATGTTCTTAACACTTATGAGCAGATGTTTACACATGTGAACTTTGCCTTTGGTTCAGGAACAGACGGACAGCACATAACAACTATACCTGCAAAGAAAGGTGGTAAGCCCCTTATTTATTCAGGAGTAAATAATCCGTTAATTGGAGGAGCGCCAATATTAACTATTTTTAAAGATGACCCAACCGAGGCTAGTATAGATGTTCCAAATATCCCTAGCTTAATGTATAGAAGTGCTGAATTTGACCCAAGTCTTGCTAATCCAAGAGAAGTAGCGTTTGTTATGAGGTTTTTAGCAGGGCAAGATTATGAGCAGTTTCAGGACACCTTTGTAGGTGGTGACCCATTTGGAGATTCAGGGGCTCAATTTAGAGTGATAGACGGAGTTAATCAGAAAGCAGGTTTTAGAGCAAGAGTTGGAAACAATGATGTGATCGGCAGTTCTTTTTGCCCCTACTGGAAGAAATCTTTAGTTCAATTGTCAATGACAGACTCACTAACTAGAATGTGGGTTAATGGAGTTTACCAAGGTTCAATAGAACCTAGCGATGCTTTACTTAAAACATGCAATGAGATTTTTGTAAACACTAATAATCCTGACCAACAATGGTTTGCTTCTTATCATAAAGTTGATGGGTTGTTTAGTGATGATGACAGGCTTAAAATAGGTGTTTCTTTAATGAGAAAACATAAATGTGGTGTAGACCCTCAATTCCCATATGCAATTAATGTAGCACAGGGGTTATCATCAGGAGTTTGGTCTAGTACTTATACAACGAGAAATCCATCAGGAGGAGGTATTAATCCTGCTCTTACACAAAATCAATGGATTATTAATATTAGGAATACGGGGGCTTTTGAATATCAAAAAGTTATTGCTACTACACCAACGGTAACGGAGTCTGCTGTTAATGCTGCTGTTGCTGCTTATAAAGCTGAAATAGGTGGTTCATTTGAGAGTTCACATATTTACAATCAGGTAAAGGCTTTTGATAATTCAGGGTTTGGGTGGAAATATATGCGTGGAGATTATAGTTTAATAGCATAATAAAAAACAAGATGAAAAGAATATTAACGATATTATTAATGGGTATTGCCTTTGCTTCATATGGACAGGCAGACATTAACAGGACAGTAAAAACACCTGCAACGGGTTCTAATCAAAATAAGACTGCTGTAAGAGATGCTAATCTAACTGCTGTTTATAATTTAAGGATGCCATCTTGGAGTTCGTTCAACCTGTTTAATGCTAAGCCTGATAGTGCAGGCTACATAGGCTACCAAAACGTAATTAAAAGAGCAGCTATTTGGAGTGGCAATAAGTTTGACACATTGGCATTTACTCAAGATTTAGCAAATTACATGACTATTACAGACGGTTTAAAGCGATTAGACAGCATAACTGTTAGTGGGCTGACTGTTACCGCATATGCTCCTATTCAGTGGCGTATAAACGCTGTAAATTATCAAAAATTAACAAATAGCGTATTCTCTATTCCTGCTACTACAGACGGGTATAACAGAATAGATTTATTATATGCCACGACAAGTAATACAGTTTTGAGATTACAGGGTACAGAAACTATGGGTGTAGCAGTAGAACCCGTTCCTCCTGTTAATACAATTAAGGTAAGTGCCATATTTATTACAGGAAGCACTATAAGTCCTCCTTTTCCAGATTTAACGGATTATCTTACAAAGAGTGAGGCAACATTATTATATCCTACTTTTAATTATCTTACATCAAACTACTATACAAGCTCACAATCGGACAGTAAATATATATATGCAAGTCCAAATACTCCACAATCAGCAAGCATAGACATAACAGATAATGCAACTATTGGCTCTAATTTATCAGTAGGAAATAACGCAACAATTGAAAGGACTTTATTCACATCTGATATAAGGTCATTAACTGGGGAGAATTTAACGTTATATACTGCTAATAATTTATACCTTAACCTATCGGGAGGTAGTAAGCTTATTGTTGGTGATGCAACCGAGGGTGCTGTTGCTGATTTTAGAACTACCGTTAATTTGATTAAAATACCAACAACAGCAACAGGCACCAATTACTCATTAGTAAGAGATAGTGTATCAGGAGAGATTAAGCAACAAATGATTACAGGAGGCGGAGGCGGTTCAGGAACTGTTACAAGCGTTTCAAGTGCTAACGGAGATATAAGTGTAGCAACGGGAACAACAACCCCTTTATTGACCTTAAATAGTGGCACAGGGGCAAACCAAATTGTTAAAAGAGATGGTAGTGGTAATATCGCTGATTTATCAGGATATGCTTTATTAAATGGTAACAATACATTTAACGGAATAGAAACAATAACTGAATCGGCATTTCCTGATTACAATACAGTAGTAAGGTCATACAACATACAGGTTAATGATATAGCGGGTTATTTTGGTAGATTATCTCCTGCCGAGCTTTTAATACAAGGTAATCTTTCGGGAAGTGGATTTGTATTAAGGGGTGATAACGTTACAGGGGCGCTAAAGACATTTCAAATGCCTAATGTATCGGGTATATTAGCTTTAACTTCTGATTTACACTCTCCGGTAACTATAGGGACTGCTAACGGACTTTCTTTAGCCGGACAAGCATTATCTATGGCTTTAGCAAACGGAAGCGTTACAGGGGCTTTAAATGCCACTGATTACAACACATTCAACAACAAACAACCTCAACTCAACGGAACAGGATTTGTAAAGGCATCTGGAACAACGATTAGTTACGACAATAGCACTTATCTTACAACGACAGCAGCGGCAGCAGGGTATGTAGATTTAACTACTAATCAAAATGTTGGAGGCACTAAAACAATGACTGCTAATAACTTTTATATAGATGGCAGTGTGGGTACTCAAAAGATGTTTGGATTTAGTGGCGCTGATACTAATCCTAACTTTAAAGGTGTTTATGACTTTGATGGTGGTTACAGCGGGTTTCAATCAGGTACTAATAAAGGTGTTCAGGTATTCGGATATTGGGGAGTAACTATTCAGGGCAATACTCAACAGGCGACTCCTAACACATTAGCAACTATCACTGGGGCTACAACAGATAATAGCTTAACTGTACTTCAAACAACATCTAATGCACCTATAATGGAGATAAAGGCTGCATCAGGAATATCTGCTAATTATTTAAACATAAGTACAAGTGCAGGAACAGGAAATATTTTTAATATCAACTCTTCGGGTAATGCAACATTAGCGGGCAGTTTAAACGGCATAACATTTACAAATTCAGGGACTAAGACTTTAAACTTAGCTAGTGGAAGTTCTTTAATTACTTCGGGGGCTTTCTCCACTACTTTAACATCAACAGCTAATACAACAGTTACCTTTCCCACAACAGGAACTTTATACGGTACAGCTACGGGAAGTATTACATCAGCACAGTTATTAGCTTCTTTAAGTAATGAAACAGGGACAGGTGTAGCAGTATTTGGTACATCACCAACAATTACAACTCCCAATTTAACTTATGCCATAGCAAATAAAACCACCACTTATACAGTTGTTTTAACAGACTATACATTGACAGGGGATGCAACTACAGCCTCTTTTACTATGACTTTACCTACAGCAGCTTCATCAACGGGAAAGATTTTTAGCTTTAAGAAGATAGATAGTTCAGCGAACACGGTGACTATCAAAGGTAATGGTGCAGAATTGATTGATGGAACTAATACAAAAGTAATTACTACTCAATATGGCGGTTTTACATTGCAAAGCAACGGAACGGTATGGTACATTATATTATAAATATAAAGCGGGTGTAAAAGCCCGCATTTCACTTCTAATCCCTATTATATGAAAAAACATCTACTTATTCTTCTTCTTGGGTTATCTACAGCATCTTTTGCGCAAACGCAGGATGTTACCATTTTAGACCCGCATGTAACGCAGATTCAGAGAACGGCAGACTTACTTTCAGCGTTGCCCCGTCAAAGGGTTTCTACCTCAACAGCCTTAGTTTTAACCGATCAATGGCAGACGGTTACATTTGTATCAGGTAATAGCCTTTTTGATATGAACAACTTTGCAACGAGTCGTTGGGACTTCACCAATTCCAAGCTACTCACCAACCCCTTGAATAACTATGAACAAGGTTATACATTAAGGTTTGATATGAGTTTACAGAATGTAACAGGCATGAGTAAGGTGCAGCTAAGATTCGTTATTCCTGCCCCTACACCTACTTACTTTCCTTTTCCTAACTCAAGTACCAATAGCTTTGTAGACGTCACTACGCTCACTATACAAGGCGAGATAAAGAACAACAGTTTTGGTTATGACATTTACACTAATTCAGATTTCAGGACTTATGGGTGTCAGATTCAGATGAGGGCATTAAGCTATTCAAACACGAGTAACATTCTTACAGGGCTTATATCGCAAGTGTTAACAGTACTTACAGGAAGTAACAGGGTAAGCATACTAAACTCATCACTGAATATTTACGCTAAATAATTATATTTGGAGAAACTTATACTTAAAAATTAAAAATCATGGAAGAAAATTTACAAAACGAAGAATCGTCTTTAAGAGGTGACACTTGCAATGGGGTAGAGAAACCTACAGATGGCAATGATTGGATTTGTCAAGATGGTAAATGGGTTAAAATAGATGTTCCAACCCTACCAACAGAACCTTAATCATTTCAGAGATGTATAAATACCTACGAGAACATGGGATATTGACTACATTTCTAATTCACTGGCTTCTATATTATTTTGCTTTGCTTAATAATACATTGGATTGGGGGTTTAGCGGCAAGTTAAATTACTCAATCCAATGGGGAAGCCTACCGATATTGGGAATAGGCGTAGCTATTACTTTTTCCAAGTGTATTGATGATTGTAATGTAAGATTGTTAAATGCATGTATATTTAGTATGGCGGTAAGGCTAGTGGTCATTGTGCTTAAGCCTTGGGGTTTTGACAGTAGTCCTACCATTATGTTCATTTGCGGATTCTGCTTGATATTTTACTTTCTTTATGAGTACTTTTACATGAAATCAAAAAGAAGAAAACTATACATTTAACTTTGCCTATAAGATAAAAATTCTACTTCACAATTTTATAACATTTACACCATGAAGGGAATTTATCTAAAGCTTTCTATCCTAGCATACACAATATTTGTTTTATGCTACAATTTCTTTGAAGTTACGCTATCAACTAATTACTATTATTTATTTGAAAAATGTTTTATGCTTATGGTTCTTTTTATAGACTACAAAAGTTCTACGATAACAGACAGGCTGTTTATAAACTATGCAAGAATATTAACGACATTGGTGCTTGTGCATCTTATACTATCCTTATTTCAGGACGGTGTTAAAGAGTATGGATTGGCATTCTTAGTGTCTAGCGTTGTACTATCTATCTTTGGTTCGTTAATTGCGCTTTACTTGGAAATAAGGAGAGAGAAATTATGAAAAAGGAAAGATTTGTTTGGAGTTGGCCGATACTGCTTATGATATGCGTTACCTTTAGCGCTAGTGTGTTACAGTCTTGTGGGGCAATAAAAGTTGATAGCATTAACAAACGTCCTATATTAAACACATTCAATCAGCTTAATGCTGTGTGTTGGGTGTCAGGGTTTACAATTGTTATAGGCATTGCTTTTGCGTATTACGTACACCTACAGTTAACAAAACTAGATGAAAAGATTAACCAATTAAAGCACAGTGAATAATAATGAATCAATCAGAAGAAAGGGTACAATTATCCCGCAAGTGGAAGCTATTTCAGTTGTATTCACTTCAAATTGCTTTGGGTTGCCTTTCAGGATTGATATTATTAAACTTCTCTTATGTGGAGGGAGTGTTCAAGAAAATTCATTTGGAAGCTCTGTATGCTTACTTCCTTGCATCCGTCATTATTATTGGTGTATTTGCTTTTATGTGTTCAGGAGGAATAGGATTATTCAGATTGATAAATGCAAAGCGATTACTAAGGATTATAGAAAAGGAGGACAATAACGATGGAGTATAATTACAGAATAGGTCTGGTTGTTTTTCTTATTAATGTTACTATAATTATTTGTTGCAGTATAGGAAGCTATTATAGGTTTCATAGCGCTGTTAACTCTAAAACAAAGAAAGAGGCAGACCAACACTTCTTAGTACTTTTATGCTTCCTTACTTTTCTTGTAGCTAATTCTTTTGCCCTATATACAGGATACAAAGCTTATATACTGACTCCTTCGTTAATACGGAGTGATTTGATAATTTATAGATTGGCTGACAGAAGTGCTATGTTGCTTGTTAGTATAGGATTGATGTTATTGGGAAGGAATATTAAAGGAGTGTTTAAACATGAGGATATAGATACTTAAAGAACTGTAACTTCGTTATATTCATAATTTGTTTTTAGAGAAAGGAGAAAGGTGTTCGGATGGATGCCTTTTCTTGTTTATTGATATTCAGTACATTTACATAAAAAAAGAATCACTATGGCTTTAAGAAAAGGAACAATCACAGAGGGAGGTAATAAGATTACTTGGACTCAAACGGATAAGGGTATATCCTATTCAGATGGAAAGACTGCTATCCCATCTCCTGACAACATGGATGCTAAAATAGCTTATAAGACCGCTACCTCTGTTGTAGTGCCTCCTGTAGTTATACCACCTGTTGTGGACACTAAATGGGTTTCATATACTCCTGATGAGTTGTCTACTAAAGTTGGATTAAAAGACGTAAACGTTAGGATTAAGGCATCAACTAAGCCTTATACAGGTCAATATACCCTTACAGATTTTGAGCGTGTTACAATTGATCTAAATGCGTCAGAAGGTGTAGTATTCTCTACATGGAATATGGAAGCTTTTGTGCTTAAAGGAATAACGAATGATTTACATTTTATTAATGGAAATGTAACTAAGACTAACAGGCCATTTGTTAAGTACGATTATTTGGGAAGTAAGCAATTAAGTGGCATTACTTTCGATAAAATGGTGTTGGACAATACAGGTAGTTTATTTGACTCTCAAGGTGGTTATAAAGACTCTGTAGAGCAATTGGCTTTAGGTATTATCAATAACTTTAAAGTAACGAATACAACTATTAAAAACTCTCCAAATCAAGGTACTTTTGTTGTGGTTAAGGGGGAAGATTGGCTATTTGAAAATGTTACGGTAGATAATGTAGCTGTTACATCTGGACAACATGCACATATATTGGTGTTGATGGGTAATGGAATCATAAGGAATAGCATAGTTACTAATCATAGGGGAAGTTTTAATAGGGTTACGGCATATAACTTAACCACGGCTAATAAGAAATCGGTATTTACTAACAATATTGTTGATAGTTCAACTAGGTACAGTGCCTTTGAGGTGTTTTACTTACCTGATGAGGTTTATAAAAAAGCAGGATTGTTTTATCCTTCTAGTGTATTAATTTACAATAATACTATTGGTAGATTAGGATGGACAGATAAGATTTGGGAGAATGTTGGTGTTGATATCTATGATAGCAGAGGTGCTGTAGAGTTCTATAACAACTTATGCTATAATTTATACTCAAACAATAACAATGCTAATCCTAGTTTAATTAACTATGCGAGTAGGGATGCTAAAGACCCTTTAGTTAAGTCTTATGGCAATGTGTATAAAGCTACATGGCAAGAAGCAGTAGAGAACTTAAACAGTTTTAAATCTAAATTTAATGGCGTAGGAGCGTCTTTGTAGGATATGCTGAATAAACAAGATATAAAAGAACTTGCAGAAAAGAACGGTTACACTTATGATAACTTAAATGCCGTTGTTAAAGTGGAGTCGGGAGGGATAGGATTTGCAGCAGATGGAAAGATTATAATTCAATTCGAGCCATCTTGGTTTAAGAGGAAGTCTCCTTATACCCCATCTGGACTGTGGTCACAGAATGGAGTTGAAAGACAAGTAAGAGAATGGCAAGCATTTAATGACGCTTTTAAACGTGACCCAAATGCTGCTATGGAATCAACATCAATAGGATTGATGCAGGTAATGGGGTTTCATTATAGCTTATTAGGATTTAAAACTGTAGGAGAGATGTGGGATTTTGCAAAGGTTTCAGAACGAAACCAATTAGATTTAGCGATTAGATTTATCAAGTCAAATAAAAAACTAGATAAGGCTTTAAAAGAGGGCGATGCAGCCACTTTCGCTTATTATTACAATGGTAGTGGGTATAAGAAATTTAAATACGACACACGGCTTGTATCAGCAGGAATGAAATCAACTAAATAAAATATATTATGGAATTTCAAATTTATCTTAAATGTGTTATAGCAGGAATACTAGGTATGATTGCTCACATTGTCTTTTTAAAGCTTCCTGCGGTAAGGAAACGTAGCTTGGCAGCTAACAAGCCATTTAACCTTAAAGAGTACTTTAAAGATGATTGGTTAGCTATTCTTGGCTCTTTTCTTACTGTAGTTATTTGCGTTTATCTATTGGATGAAATTATAGGGTACAATCCTAACTTCTTTAGATATGTTAAATATGGGTTCTTGTTTATAGGTTATACAGGGAGTTCAGTATTAATTGGGATACTAGGTAAGGCAGACCCTAAAATACTAACTAAGGTGGATAAGGCTACAAATGAGTTAAGCGACATTAAAGCGGGAGATAGATTATGAAGGAAGACGGGAAGGGATTAATCAATTGGTCTTTGGTAGGTGTGGTTGTTGGAGTGATTATGCTGTTGCTGTTTTTAGCGGGGTTATTCCAATCATGCGGAACACGTAAGGTAGAAACTCAAATCGCTAAGACAGATGTTAAGGTTGATAAGGAGGTAAAAGAAAGCGGTACTCAATCTAACAAAGTAGAAATTTATACTAATACTGTTGCCTCTGAAAAGAGTGATAAAGTAGACGAAAGACAAGAGCAAAGGATAACAGAGCTTTATAATGAAAATGGGGTGCTTATAAAGCGATTGACGGAGTTAACTAATCAAAAGAGTACAGATAAGTCAATTAAAGATAAAAGTGTCTTAGAAAGCTTTATTTCGTTTGAATATAAAACGTTTGTTACTACCTATCGTGAAACTATTACTATACACACTAAAGGAAAAGTTAAGGCATCCGAAACAAGTAACAAGTACTTTTATATTACTATAGCTTTATTAGGTGGATTAGTTATTTGGTTAGGGTATAAAAAGGTAAGGGGCTAATCACCCCTTTTTTATTAATCATTCGGTTTAAATAACACTATCCATTTGCCTGTTGTTGATTCTGCTTCTAACCATTTGGTATTTGCTTCTTTCCATTTTACATCCGAAGTGTAATCATGATAAATTGGATATTCATAAGGATTAACCTCATACACTTGTAAATGCTGCATCAGGGATTTGAAGGAATCTAGGGCGCTAAATAACGAATGAGTAAAATACCCTTTACGGTAATCCTTATGCTTAATTAAACCGTAATCATTATACTCATCAACCATAATCTTAGCTGTTTCTTCTGTAACCTCGCTTGTAAGTCCGATTAAAACCGTGCCTTTCGGGAAGTATTCCCTGAATGTTTCATGACCAACAAAGTAAGATAAATAAGGCTTTTCATCATTGAAATACTTAAACCTATCTGCCCCGGGTGATGGAAGGAAAAACGTTACCGTTCCCTTTTCTGTTTTATGTTCTACTTGCATGGTTAAGCGTTAGATGTAAAACAAGTTACGCATAAAACAGGATGTGATTTCTTACCAAATTCAAAATCGATTTTAGAAAGTTGTTTGTCGCAATTACAGCAATTAGGATTATGATAAAGTTCTTTTTCTTCATCCCATTCTAAATCCATTTTTTCGGCAATATCTTGTATCTTATCGGGATTTGGATTAGCTATGTCTAGTTTATCAAACGCAAGGTCTAATACTTCATTGTCAGTTAAGTGTGTTTTCATAATCTTACTTTAAATTGTTTCTAAATCTGTTAGGTTAGTATGAGTTTAGAATAGTCATAGCATATTGAAATGCCCTAGTCCAAGTTTGTTCCAATCCATTAATTTCATTCCATCCGATTCGATCTGCGTGATCTTCATAACTATATTGCACGTCGTCGGGGTCTTGAATAGTTTTCATAATATCCGCCCGCATTTGTTCTTGATGGTTTTTTCTAATTATATCTATTGTTTCCATATCTCTTATGTTAAATCCTTTAGGTTGAGGATTGATTGTTTGTCAATAATAACCTCGTATCCGGCATCCCCTTTATCAATGCATTTATAATTTGCCTTTTCCGCTGCTTCATCTAACTTTTGATTGGCGTATAGCTTCATTGCTTTTAAAATCATTGCATCTGTTTTACGACCAACTGGCCATGGTCTATTTGGACAAACTAAGTCAAGTATTTCTTCTGCTGTTTTCATACTTGTAAATTTACCTTTTATATACCCTTAAAAACGTTCTATACTTACCGTCTGTAGGGATGTGTTTGTCTAAACATATTATATGCCATATTGCTTTTAGTAGCTTCATAGCAGTTCTAATTTTTTATTGGTGTCTCTAGATAATTTTCCAAACCCTCGATTAAACAACTTTAAATAATCATTAACAAGTTTTCTATGCGTTTCAATAAAAATCCAATCTTCATCATCCATGACGCTACCTATAGTCATATTTCTACCAACACTCATTATTAATTGCTGTACAATTCGTATTTCGGACTGTCTATCTTCGAAATATTCTATATGAGTCAAAAGTTTATTTGCCTCATTAATTGTTTCTTTTTCCATTTCTACTTCTCCTTTTTAACTTGGTTAGTACCTAAGAACTGTGCTAATCCCTGCATCTGTTCTCTTAACTCTTTAGCTTTCTTACTTGGTATATCACTTTCTTCTATTGACTTATTAATGTTTCCTAATATTCCGTATATCTGCTTTAGATTAGTAGGTGTTAGATTTAAGTGGGTAATGGTGTCCTGTACGGCTTTAACTTCTTGTTTAGGCTTAGTTACCTCTTTAGTTGATTGACCGTAGCTTATAACGGCTGTAAATGCGAATAATGTTGTAATGATAAGTTTTTTCATTTTATTATTTGTTTTATTAATGATGATAAGTTGTGTATTTCTTCATGTGTTATGATTATTTCTTTCCCCTTTTTAGTAGTTAAAACAATAAAGTCATTTTCGCTACTCGTATATACATTACCTCCGTTTTTTAATGGGTAAGAAATGCTTAAAGTTGTTGATGCTTCATTTTGAGGCCAATTATAAGCAGGCTGAATGTATTGTGTTTCATTTTCCATCTTATTCCTTAATTATTAAAATCCTCTTTACTGTTATTGTTTTAAGCTTATATCCTTTATATAAATATATAGGGAACATAAGTTGATCGTAGAAGTTTAACGTAGCTACATCCCTTTTTAAATCAGTTGTATTGGCTATGTAATATCTATCGTTAGATTTAGTATAAACGTAAGTATAAAGGGTGTCAGGTTCGTTATGATTAGTGTTTTCAAGTTTACTGACATATATGTTTACATCAACGTATTCGGGTAGTGTTTCCTGCTTTGAGCATCCTGCAAAAAGTAATAGGAGTAGTAGATATTTCATAGTTTTATTTCTTAATTACTGATTCATTTTGTAGTCCCCATGCAGGGCTTTCTCGGTCTAAGTTTCTAAGTGACCATTTCTGTGCGAGGGTAACATCCATTTCTGTTATCTTTAAATGATGCGCCACCCTTCCAATAGTAAAATTAGGATTAGCCTTTAAGAAAGCTAATATCTCTTCTCTGCTTTTCATAAATTCTCAAGTTTGTTTTTAATATCATTTTGTGAATAATTGTTTCTTTTGTAACCGAATGGATTGGCAAGCTTAAATAAATAGTCCATAGTCTTAAAATAAGGTTCTTGTTTATGTATAGGCATTTCTTCAAACTCTATATTGTCTAGCTTTCGCTTTAAATACTTGTATTCTTTTTTAGGAGTGACTTTGCTTTTGGAGGTTTCCTTTTGCTTAGACGTTACTTTAGGAGGACTAAACGGGTAATATCTCATAATAAGAAGTTAAAGGAGGCTTTTTACACCTCCAATTAGATTAAAATGGTAGTGTTATTTTCTTACCATTTTAGAAGGGTAAATCTTGGTCTGGGTCTTCCTCTACAGATGCGGGTGCTTGTTGTGTTGGTGTTCCCGAAGTCTGATTGATGTTAAACTTCCATAGTTGTAAGCTTAGGTAAAACTTTTCTTTATACTCGTTACCTCTAAAATTCGCTGACACCGTTACGTTATATCCAACCCTAATTTCATCTAACTTAACACAGTTGTCTTGTGTAGCTTGAATAGGAATGAATTGAGGATATTCGGTTGCCTCATCAATTGTTAAAACTAAATCTCTTTTTTTAAATTTTTCAGAAACTTGTTCTGTTGTTCCTACGGCTTTTACCGTTCCTGTAATTTCTACTGTCATGATGTTTTAATTATTGATTCTTCTTTTTTTAATTTATTTATTAATGAGGCAACCCTCTTTTGATTCTCTACACTTAAAGCCAAACTGTCGTACACTAAATTAAAGTTTCTCTGCGTTTCAGCCTCTATAAGATCGTTTTCTAATCCAAATGATGCAATATCTCTGCTTAGGTTTTTAAGTAGCGTAGAAACGTTCTTTTGTGTCTTATCGCATAAGTTAAACAGATACTTGTTATCCTCCTCTTTAATGCCGTATTGAAGTGTTAGCATCGTTAAGTAATCTTTGAATATTTCTCCACTTATAAGGCTACCTGACTTTACGTTGAATGTAATTGATTCCTTAATTGTCATTTCATTATAGCTAATATTAAAAGTATTAAGTAAATAAGGATGTGCTTTAGGGTTATTAGGTCTGTGTTACTGTTTCTGTAGTGTGCCATGTTCGTAAATATTTCCGATTATTTCAATATTTGGATTGTTAAGTAGAAAAGGTTTATTATTGCAAGTGTACAGAGGACGGTCTATTCTATTTCTGTTATCAGATGATACTATCCAGTAATTCCAAGCTAAATGTAAATCATCCCAATAAATGCTATACAAATCATTTTGACTTCCTAAATCGCTATTAGCACGATATGCTTTTACTAAGTCTCCTTCATAAATGTCTTTTCCGTTTTTATCTTGTTTGCCTGTAAACTGACCAAGGGTTTCGGGGTTAACTTCATACTTACTAAAATCGTTTGAGTCTGAATGTTCAATTTCGTGAAAGACTCTGCCGTTTATGTTTGCTTTAATGTAATTGCCAAAAACCATTGTATTTCCATACATTGCTCTAAATTTAATTTCTCTCATATCTTTTAATCTAATATTCTTAATCCTAGTTTTTTTGTGTTTTGAAAAAAGCAACTAAATCTTTAAGCAAAACTTTTTTGTAATCAGGGTATTTAATACTTTCGGTATGTTCTTGAGTCCACCTGTATCTACCTTTCACCTCTACAGAACCATCTTCTTTAAATTCAGGAGGGTAGTAATTTATGCTATAATATTTGCTTAAAACTTTTTTTACTTTATCTGCAAAATCCCATTGATTGTCATCCCATTTCCAATGTTCCATATCTTTAACCTTGATAGGAGAAAATCGGACTAAACTTACATTACTCCACCAACATAATCCGCCATCTTCTATACTTTCAAGAAGAAACTCATGCCAACCATTATCATGTAGTCTGATTTCTTTAAACCAAGATAAATACCATTTGGTAAAAGGCGCTGCGGATATTCTAACTAAATCTCCATCTCTTAAAGCTTCACTTTTAACTGACTCAAAACTCCAATCTTTTTGACTTATGTTTCTATGTTCATCATAATATGTCGTTGTGGCAAAATTTATTATATAATTGAGTATTTCTATTCTTGCCCTGTTTCTTGTAATTAATTTCATTTTCCTAATCTGCTTTTTAAATAACCTAATTCTCTTGATTCTTTGTCGTTGGCATGAATGTAGTCGTGGTGTGGTTTACATACAGCCATCCATTCTCTACTGTCCAACATATAGTCTTTTCCTCTGCCCCTGATATGATGGCATTCTGTAGATATGCTTATACAATTTTTAAACATACATAACGGATGGTCTTTCATAAATTGTTTCCTTAACACGCTATATGCAGCATCTATTTTCTTTTGCTTATCGCTTTTCTTATTAATCGGAGTTCTCTTCTCTACGGGCTTTATATCGCTTGACTTAGTGGTTATTTTGTAGTTGCCTATGGGTGTTGCCTGTTTGAGCGAACACTCTTTACATTGCTTTGGGTTACTTTTCCATAGGTAGCATTCCTTTTGGCAGGATGAGCATATTTTAAGTTTCATCTTCTTTTTCGTAATATTTATTCATAACCTTTTCTTTCATCAGTTGCTCTACCCACATTACATCATGTTTAATTGTATGTCTCCAATGAAATCCCTCTTGCTCTGCATTATCTCTTATTCTTTTCAGAACTTCATATACAGCATTCAATTCGGGTAGGCTGGCTTTTCTTAGTTTGTCGTATTCTAAAGTCATCATATCCTTTGTTCTCCTTTAATTTTAAACCTATCTGTAAATAAAGTTCCTTGTTCTTTAGGTAATATATAATACTGATAAGCATTACTACCACATTCGTTTATTCTTATCTCTTGTGTTGCTTCTAATGATTTGAAGTAGTCTGAACTCTTGCGCCATTTAGGTTGTTTCATAATTCAACTCTTGTTATTGCATGTGCAAGCTTCATTCCATCATCTCCATCAAACTCATGTAGTTCTGGATTAGCCTCTAATACGTAAGGATAATGACCTTTTACCCATCCTTTAGGCGTTAATAACTCAAACTCTAATCCGTTAATACATTCTTCCATTGTAGGCTCTCTGTATTTTGTTTCATCAAAAAATGCCATATCTATTTATTTTGTGTTTTCTTAGCCTCGTGTTCAGCCTTAAGTTTGTCGATCATTTCCTGAGTGCCTACAAAATATTGAGGTGTTCCCCAAGCAAGATGGTGTTTAAATTTCTCCATGATCTCTTCTCTGCTCTGTAAAACGGCTACAAGCAGATTACCTACGTTTAGTGTGCCTCTCCTAGCCATAGTTTCGACGTAGTGATATACCAATGGGTCATTAAGATACTTTTTAAAGCCTTGAGGTAAAGAGTCAATTATCAACTTTTTACATTCTTCTATTTTATTGTATTCTTCCATATCTCTTTATATTTTATCTATGTCTATAAATTTTGGTAAATCATTTTTATTTTCGCTATAAAATAACAAACCTCTTTTAGCTATTTGTGGCTCATATTTAGCATCAGGAAATTTAAACAGCTTTTCTGTAGCAAATTCTTTAATCAGATTTAAGTAATACTTTCTGTTAGCCCGGTAACTAATTCGTCTATCCCTTGAGTTCTTTTTCATAATCTTATTTGTTTACTCCTCCACTACGCTTTGTTTCTTTACACCATTGGTTATAGAGGGTGTTTAGTTTTTGTTCCATAATGTTTAATTACTTTCCTAAATGCTTTTCTAATGCGACTATTAACCCAAAAGCAAACTTGTCGTTTTCGTTCCAAAGTTCGCATAATAAATTGTACAAGTCTCTTGCTTCATTATCAGTTGCAGTTATCAGTCCGTCTGATATAATGCTTAGTATTTCATGTTTCATATTGTTTAAAGGGATTAGAAAGGGTGTTTCATTTATTGTACTGTACTTACTTGCATACTATTGAAATCTTGTTAGGCTTACGTTTACGAACGAGTCCGTCCTTACCCAAGAAGTAGTTTGATGGATAACATAGTCCATAAAAGGCACGAAGATTAAGTTTGTCCTTAGAAACTATTTCAATGTTCTTCTCTGATTTAATCAATCCAACTGCATTTAACTTCTTTTGTATTTTGTTGCCTGTTGTTATGCTTCTTCTATTTACAAGAGTTGCTAATCCTTTATTGCTGATACTATAATAATCTTCGGTTCTTTCGGGTGTTGTGTTTTGCAGATAAGCATTTCTCTTTTGAATTAATTTCTTAGCTTCCTTTGGAGAGATAAAATTATCCTCTTGCAGTTTAATGATTTCGGACTTGAGATTGGTTATGTATTGTTGTTGCCTAAAGTTTTTTAATAATCGTGTAAATTGAATGTTTAATATTTGTTTGTTCTTGTCATTATTGTATTCTACGGCAATTAGGGGCGACTGTAGTGACTTTCTAAGTTTGGTTGACCCAACTATGCAAAGATTCCCGTTGTGCATTGTAACGAGTCCTAATTCGGTAAGCTTCTTTATGTGCCTTTGTAGAGTAGAAATTGATAGCCCTGTTTTCTTAGAAACTTTTCTATATGAGAAGTTGTAGAATTTAGGATTTTTATAAGTCTTTCTTAGGATGATTAGGATTGATAATGAACGTTCCCATTTTTGAGCAATAGCTTGTTGTATTACCGCTTCGGGTAGCCAAGTGTATTTGTCGTATGTAATGGAAAGTTTGGTCAAAGCAAAAGGGTTAGTGAAATTTAACTAGTTACCTTGATTGACGCTGTGGTAGGGCTTTATCGGTAATCTTTGCTAACTCACTAACCCTTTAGGGTTATATCTTGATGTTCTTTGTATGATTGTCCTGCCTACCACAGCGGTTTCAACCATGCATCAAAGATATGAAATATTTTAATATTTAGGAACTTCTAAGTAATCAAATAGTTCCTCCCTCAATTCGTCTATTGCGGAGGTCGTTCCAGAACTTAAACCGTAAGCAGGATGCCCTAAATTCTGTGTCGCTTGTAGTAGCTTTTGTTCTGTTTCCTTTAACACCGTAAGCACCTCTTCTTTTGTTGCTGTCTCTAGTTTGTCGCTTTTCATTTTTGTTGAATTTTATAATTTTCATGTTTTCTTTTAATAAAAGGTGGCGCTTATCCAAGACAACCACCTTCCAAATCTAAATTAACGCATAGCCTATGAAGCTATAATAGGGGCTCTCATCTTCCTATCGTGAATGTGGAGGGACTCAAACCCTCATGGCTACTGTGTTCCTTCATTACCTTTGCGAACTCTCTAAGAAGCTTTGTTTCGGTACACACTCAATTTCACACACTTTTATGTACTCCATTTAATCGCATGACGGGATAGTGTGAAATATAGGCCTTATTGTCTTTACCGTCTCTCTTTCCGGCACACATTCATATTTACTTTTTTAAATTAATCGCATATTCCAAAATCAAAAGTGCATCTGCATTTGCAAGTGTAACCTTAATATGAGGATATAACTGTTGTGCTTTTGCTTTAAGTTTATTTTTCCATTCGGTTGTTGATAGTTTAGACTTTGTGCCTATAAGCATTGTTTTCTGCCATGCTTGGGGAGAGGTTGTTGTTGTTTTAATTTCATTGGCAATCAAAGCCATTTCGATATGTCCGTAGCCTTGACCAAAGTTAAACATTGAAGAACCTCCCATTTTCGGCATACCTCCAACCTTTTCAAGCATACATTCAACATCGTAATCGTTTTGTCTTAAGGATTTAAAGAGTTCAAATAAGTCTTTTGGCGTGTCTGGCATTTTATATGAAATGATACTTCCATCAAATGTTCTAACTACTATTGCACCATTTGCTCCTGGGTCTATTGCTATTAATGTTTTATTTTCCATCTGCTGCGGGTTTAATCTCTCCATTATCAAGAGTGAGGGTTAGTTCTTTGTGTTCTGTTAAAATATGTCTAGCCCATTTAGCACCATCTATAAATCCTTGTCTATAAAAAACTGCTATTTCATTATCCTTATAGTTAAACTGTGCTAATTCATCAGCATATTCAAGTATGTCTTTTTGCGTTATTGTTTCCATATCATTTTCGTTTTTGTAATCTGCCGTCAAGTTCAATCTTAAACCCTGTACTTTTTAGCTTCTCCGCTAATTTAAGGCGTTCTGCGACACTATCTAATTGAGGTTGTTCTTTGTCTACCGTGTAAGATATTTTGTTGTGACAGCTTATTTCATTGCCTTTAAAAGTCTGTTTCATAATTTAAAAATCTTTATCTCTTGGGTCAATTTCTTTTGCCCCCTTTATACACCAAATAAAAATACCTAAAGCTATAACACATATTCCAAATATGGTAAAAGCAGTTTCACATGTAGACATATCAAAATCTTTTAAAGGGGTTTAACAACACTTCAATTGTACTATAGAAAGGTAAAGGCATCTTATTAACAACTAACATTGGTGGTTTAGGTTGACTAATGTAATGCTGATTAAGTGCTAATTGTGTTTCTCTAAATGTTGATTGCTTTTTCATAATGATTGGTTTAATTTGGTTAGGTAAAATTAGATTGCCAATCGCTGACTGTACAGCGTTCCCGTCTTTTATAAATTCAATTGAACTTAAAGGTTATATCGCTTGGTTTATGGCAATCTAATGAGGTTAGTTGATATTCCAACTTGGTCTTTCATTCTCTAATTCAGCTTCCCTTCTATCACGCCTTTCTTGTTCGCTATAATCGGCTAGAACATCTGCTCTATAATCTTCTTCGTTATCCTGTTCAATAGCTATCTGTTCAAGGGTAGGGTTGTCTATGTGCTTTTTCATAGTTTTCATGCTTTTGCAAAATCTTCCATTATTACTCCCTTATCTGTTATCGTACCTAATTCTACACAAGTAGAATATTTTTCACTCCAAGCCTTGCAATTGTTTCTTGTTTCAGCGCCTCCATTTGATTGGGCAATTGATCTTGCCTCTTTTTCATTTTCAGCATTAATAACAAATCCAAAAGCTTTGTCAAACCAAGGTTCCCAAGGATTTACATCAGATTTTTCTAATTTATCTTTAGGTCTTAAAATAAATGTTTTCATATCTACTTATATTTAGCTTTTTCTTCTTTAGACAGTTTATCAAATTCAGGCTTTAAACTATTCATGTGTGCCTGTATCATAGGTAATACTAATCCGTTAAACCCTGAAAACCTAATAGCATACTTAAACAATTCATTCTTCTCTAGTCCTTTAAGGTCTATGGTTGTTTTTGATGTCTTTCTTTCTTTAATATCTTTCATGTGTTTATAGTGCTAGTGGTATTCTGAATGTGTGGTAAGGATATTCTTTGTCGAAGATGCTTTTCTTCTCAAACTTCTCATAAGAGAATTGTAGGTTCTTATTGCCTCCAACAATAGGCATGGTATCGTTAATTGTTAGGTACTTAAATTTTATAAATGGCGATCTTTTATCTTTACCTATATAAAGTGTACTTTCATTGGCATACCAAACTATTCTATATACTCTATCGTAAACTTTAAACTCTATCTCCCGACTAAATTCTTCATCGCCTAAAGAATTATATTGCCCCATTATTTGAGCGCTTTCGAGGACTAATTGTATTTCTTCTAATGTATGTGGCTTCATGTGTTATAAGTTATGTGTTGCTAATAAATCAAATAGTTGCTCAAAGAAGTCATTGTCACTAGCGGTCTTAATAAAATCATTGTCACAAAACTCATCATCTCCTAAAATCCACCCGTTTCTATCTTCCTTTAATTTATAAGCTTTAAGTAGGTGTACTCTGTGAGCGTAAATACGATGTTCCATGCCATTATAAAATGGTTCGGATGCTAATGGTTCATCTCCAAAGTGAGCAGGATTAGATTTAAGTTCTTCTTCTTTATATTTCTGTAGTAAGTCATAAGACTCTTTTGTTACCATAATATATACGGCATCATCTAAATACTTTCCCATAACTTAATTTATCTGCAAATTTTTATTCTCTTTAATTCTTGCACCTTTTACTTTCTCTCCTGCTTCAATAGCATTCTTAACAGCTTTCTTATCTATTTTGAATGTAGCAGGTACAGGAATTTTAAACTTCTTAGGGATAAGCTTTTCATCCTCTATAATCGTTTCTTTTGAAGTTCTGAATGATAGCTTAATGTTCTGCACTTCGATTGATTTAACTTCAAACATTATCATGGCATTCTTTACTCTCTCTTCTAACTTTTCCTTGGCTGTTATTCGTGCCTTTTTAAGCGCTGTAAGGCGTTCAATTTCTTTATCCAATAAATCTATCTCTCCATCATACTTTTTACAAACATAGCCGTATTTAGCGCTTTTAATCTCAAAGTTTTCTTTGTTAAGTTCTAAGGCTTTTTCTAATTCTGGTGTTACCTCGCCTCCTGCTTCAACTAATTGTTGAGCAATGGATAAATATTCTTCTTGAAGGCTGTAAAGATTTAATTCTGTACTCATGCTTCCTGTTTTTCTAAATGTTTAAACCTTTTTTCAAACAATCCCTTCAATAACGAATTGCTCTGATATGAAAAGTGGAGGATACTTATGTACCGCTCCAATTCCTTTTTGCTTTTTATGTTCCCTACTTCCTTTGTTATCCTTAGTAGGGCTTCGCTGAATGTTTCCATCATAAAGCATAATTAAACTTTTTCAACAGACTTCTATTGGATTTTAATACCTTCTTAACCTCTTCCCATTTCTCAAATGTTTCAGGGTCTAAGCTTTCGAGGCACATTTCATTAACAAAATCTAAGGCATCTAATTCACCTCTATCATTCGTTAAATACGCTTGAAAATCTTTTTCTAATTGTTCTTGATTTGTAGCTTCTAAACTTGTGTTAGCATCGCTTTTAGAGTTAAAAAACTCGTTTAATAAATTTGTTCTTTCCATGATTTTAATTGTTTTTTAAAAATTGTTTATATAAATATTCGTATGGCGCATCTTTTTCCCCAAATGAAGCGAATGCCATATTATTACTTTTGTCTATAAGAATTAGTCTTTTCTTGCCTTTACCGTAATCCTTTAATAATATTTCTAATTTCATCTATGCAGTTTTGCTAAGTTCTTCCTCTAATTCTTTCTCTGTTGCTTTAGATACTGACCATTTCTTTCTAACATCAGCAATCTTATACCCTTCTCTCATTGCTTTTACAACATTGGCGAAACTAGGAGCATCAGATTTATTTAACCAAGGCAAAGCAGGTTTCTCTTCTTTCTTATCTGTGCCACCTGTACTGTTATTACCACTTGCATTGTTACCATCATCATCTTCATCTATGTTAAGCGATAATACAGCCCCTACAGCGTATCTTCTCTGATAAGTGATACATGAGCCTATTCCTTGAGGATCGTTCTTTGTAGGGTTCATTTCATACGTATCCATTAAGTATTCACCACTCTCTGCATGAATAAGGATTGTAGTTAAACCATGATTACCTGTAGGATGCTGACTAATGACTAATCCTGCATCTAATAAGGGTTGATGTATCTCTGAAAGAATATCTGGTAAGGCAGCGTATTTTGATTTAAAGAAAGGGTTGTTGCTTCCCTTGTTTACCGTTCCTACATTAGTGTGAAACTTTACCAATGCTAATGCAATGTTTTTTATTGATTCTGATTTTTCCATTGTTATTTCTCTGCGTTAAGTTGTTTAATTAATGCATCTGCATGTTGGACTGCTAGTTTTGATATTTGATCAGGTGAATATGCTTTACTATTTGTTTGTGTATAGCATCCTTCTGCATTAGCTAATATTCCTTGCATAGCTTTAGTAGCTATATAAGCTCTAATTGTTAAGCCTCCCTCTGTGTAGTTAACCATACCTAAGCTGTCACCATCCATTCTGTCTTCGTATTCTTGCCTGTATTTCAGAAGTGGAGTTAATGATTCATTTGGTTCTGTTTTCATATTAATCAAGTCTTAAATCCCATCTACGTTCAAGAATTGTCTCATGGGATAGTTTATGTTCTTTATCTTTTGTTTTAACCTCTTTAGGAGAGGTGTAAGCTTCTATTTCTTTATCTGACATAAATAGCCCTGTGTGCGAGTTAAAAGGTCTTCCATTAGGCTTAATTACGATGTATAGAGGTAGATGCTTATAGGGTTGGTGTTTCTTCTTTGCCATGATGCTTTAAATCTATAGTCCACATTAAGAAATTGGTATAGTCTGCCATCATTACTGTAATGTTATGCAGAAGTGCTACATAAGCTTTGTATTTGTAACCTGATGGATATTTAACTTTATCCATTTCAATGCCCATAGCTAAACTACTGTATCCATCAGAGCCTAACCAGACTCTAAAAGTGTTTTCTTTATCTATTTCATCGGGCATTATAGAAGTTATACCAAAAAGTAGATTCCTAATGTCCTCTACAATATCGTTTTCTGATTTTACTGTTGTTAATGTCATCACTTCACATAATTAATCTTGTCATCTAATGCTTTCCATTCTAACTCTACTATGAAATCTTTTAAATCCCATAGTTCATTTCTCCTAGCTATAGACTCTACTCTCTCAAAACGCTTTCTATCTATTCCTAAATCAATGCTTTCCTTTTCTAGGGTGTCTATTCTTGCCTTTATTTGGGCTTTAATTGCGTCTATCATGGCTGTAATGATTTAAGGTCTTCTATTATCTCTTTAAAAATGGGTATAATCATAGTTAATGACGCTTTAGATTGAATGGCAAATTGATTTAACTTACCTTGAAGTAACCTTTCTGACTGTTCGGATGTGATTAAGTATCCTTCATACTTTAAAAGTAAAGTTTTAATTTCCTGATGTTCCATATTTGTTATTTTGTTTATGTTTTGTTGTTTAAACCCATTTCAATAATTTCACTCTACTTCTTATTCCTTTTACCGGACTGTGATTTTATTAGGTAGGATTTGGAACACAATGCCGTGTTTAGAGAGTTGATAGTTGTTGCTAATGTACTTCTCCCTAAATGCTCTATAGTTTGGCAAGTAGTCAGCCATTACTATGTTACGTTCCGATTTTATAAGTTTTAATCTGTTAAGGTCTTTTTGAATTTTAACCCCTGTTCGTGCGCTGCGGTTACAGAGCTTTCCAAATGATTTGTTTGATAGCATTAAATAATCTAGTTTACCAATTTCAGCGTTTTTGTATTGTGGCATATCGTTCATTTTCTTTCTTGTAAGCTTTATGTCGCTAATTGAAAGTTTGCAATCTGCCTTAGGAATATCAAGGATGTTTTGGCGTAACTTATTTGCTTTATGCTGTAAGTGTAATTTTCTACGTATTAGTGTCTGTCTTAAATATGTTAGTTGATCTTGCTTGTTATTGTAGATTTTTATAGGAACTAATGTTGTTTTGTATTGTGCTTTTAAAGCGTGGGTTGATTTAAGGTAAAGGTTGCCATTTCTTATAGAAGCTAAATCAAGTGAAATAAGCTTGTGTAAGGCACGATGAAGTGTAGCGGGTGAACAACCTATCTTTTTGGATAAATCAGCGTATGTGAAGTTATAATGTACTGGTTTGCGCTTTAATGAAGCTAATCTTATAAAATAACCCAATTGATTTTCAAAACCTTGTTCAAAGGCAATTTGTATCAGTCCTAGTGGAAGATACTTATAGCTGAATGGTTTTAATTGTTTGGGTTCGTACTTCAATGATAAAAGGGGTTAAACATTTCACGTTGATACTAAACTCTGCCAAGCGCCCTGTATCTTATGATTATGTCAACCCCTTTAAGGATATATTTTGGTAATGTATAATGCTTATGACGTGGGCGCTTGGCGTTGCCTTATATCATGCACCAAAGATATGAATATTTTTTATTTATGCTCTTTAATAAGCTTTTTTATATCAACTTCTTTAAACTCTTCTTCAAAATCGCTACCGTCTTTATACTCTAAAGTAAACAGTTTGTTGTGTTTAAATGCTTTAGGCAGAATTTTTAAATCAATTCCATCCCACTCAATATCTTCGTAATGACGCATAAAGAAAACTGATTTACCTTTTATGTCCTCAGCAATTGCTTTCTCCATCATAACATCAAATACAACAACGCTACCTGTATAACTTCCGTAACCACATAAAGGGACTAAAGAACTGTTTGCGTAAATCTCATCAGCTGATTTAACGGCATCCCAAGCCTGATAAGGTTCGTGCCATGCGTGACCTACTACATCATCGAATATGTCACCTTCTGTATTTATTCCAGAAGTTTCTAAAATCCTTCTTAATTGCCTTTTTGAAGTTCTTACCTCATCATCCTGAATGTAATCACTATCTATAAATATTCTTTTCATAATTTCTTTTTTTGCCATAAGCAGAACAAAGCTATTCCGGTTATGAGAGTGAGTAGTATAGGCATTATTCTCCTAGTGCTTTATTGATTGCTGCCTTAAATTTATTGTAGCTATCAGTTGATTTTGCTTTTCCTGATTCTACTTTATCCACAAAGTCTATTGCAGCTTGTAAAAGGTCTTGTGAAGCGCAAATTAATGTAGCATTAGCTTGTGCAGCAGTAATACCAACCTCAATAAAATCTAACACATTTCTTCCCTCAGCATAAGGCGAGTTTAGTATTTTAAGAAATCCACTTCTTGATACGGCATGCCATTCACCCTTTGTCCCTTTAAATTCTTTCATTAGTCTAATATTTTTCTAATCCATTTAACCAAAAAAGGCACTAAATACAAAGCGCCTCCTATTAATAATCCTATAGTGTATTTGTTCATTTCTCATTATAATAGTTTAATCCAACCTCTATTAATCAATTCTTCAACGCTTAATCCCATGTAAGGAATTGCATAGCCTTTTGATTTTAAGTAATCAAATACATGGCATTGAAATTCATAGTTTTCCTGAAAATGGTCTATTAGGTTATAACGATTTACATTAAATTCAAATTTTTCACGCAAATAATTATAGTCATGGATAGATAGTGATGAAATAGGTTTGAGTTGTAAAAATGTGTCTTCTAGAGAGTAAACACCATATTTTTGAGAAAATCCACTTTTATATTCTATTGAAGGTGTATATTTTATAAATATAGAACCTTTACTTACACCTATAATAACGCCAAAATGAACGTATCTCTTTGATTTTACAATAGCACCTAAATATTGTCCAAAAAACTTTTCTTTGTTTTCGAGTGTGTTTTCCATATCATTAAATCTGAAATACTAATCTCTGTATATACCCCTTATGCATTAACAAGAAGTTTAACGGTATTTTGCTGAGGTTAGCGAGACTTTCGAAGTCTGCATCTACATTTCCACCTTTATGTATTGAAGTGGCTAATTGAGGATGTTTATTGAACACTTGTTTGAGTGCTATGATTTTTTCAGTTTCCATGATTACAATTCTAAAAATTCCTTAATTGATTGAATAATTTTCTCTTTGTTCTTAGCGTATAGGTTAAAGTTCCTTTTGCTAGGGTGAATGGTATAAAGCCATTGAGTATTGCATCCCCATGTTTTGTCTTTAGTTGCTATATAATCTCTGGCAACATTGCCTAATACCCAAACTTTATTGGCTGATTGCACTTTTATTTCCAGTGTATCATCCCAATGCTTATCCATTTGTTCCTGAGTAGGTTTTAAATGCCCTCCGTTAGCATCAAATCCTGTGAATGAACCAAACACAGCATCAAAGTCAAAAATGCCTTGTGCAGATTCTTTTGTAATGCCTACTTCTGCTAGCCATTGATACAGCATTGTGGTATCGTATGGGGTTTCTTGCTTTACAAATGGCAACGCTTGGCCAATTATTAATATTCTATTTTTCATGATATCTCCATTTACTTCCCAAGCATGTTTTTGAATTATCTTTTAATGCCCTCCAAACTGATTTGGTAGCAGCTTTAGCTTTTATAGCCTCTTTAATTGAAGGCCATGTTTTAATTATCTGATCTGTTTTTTTGTCTATTTGGTCGACTTTTATACATTTAGGTGCTGTGCCATTAATTTTACCTGCCGTATTGTGAGTTTTTAAAACCTCTATCATGTGCTTTTGGTTCATCGAGTTATTACACCATTCAAGATTTTCAAGTCTATTATCGTCTTTGATGCCGTTGATATGATTTATCTGGGGATATTTTGTTGGGTTTGGAATAAAGGCTAACGCAACTAACCTATGAGTTAAAAACATATGTGATTTTAAATCCTTTCGTAAACATATTTTTAAATAACCTTGTACGTCTTTTTTAGGAGTCATAATTGATGAAGGTATTGAGTAATTACCTCTTTTTTCCGTTACTACAAGCCTATCTAATGACTTTATTCTACCAACATCACTAACTTCGTATAGTCCTTCAAAGCCCAATATGGGTTTCCATTCTTCTTCAAACATGATATGTGCATTTAGCAGCTTCTTTTAAGCTTGGTTTATGTCCTAATGATTTCTCTGTTCTTTTAAATGATGTTTCCCACATCTTATCTACTTTGATATTTTTAATACCCTCTACGCTTGCGTGTGCTAAATGTAATATTCCTTTAAACCCTACTTTCCAATAGTATTTTTTAGGCAATCTAACACACATCATCAATTCGGGTATAGGCGCTTGCCTTGTTTTTACATGGCTATCTAATCCGAAGTATTGAACCCATGAAATTTCTTTACCAATCTTATATCGTAATCCGCTGTTTCCCTCTCCAATATCCTCTAAGTAAAATCCGTTTGCTAAAGCCCATTCTAAAACAGTTTCTTTATTCATGTTGGGAAACTGCAAACTCAATATTAAGGCATCGTTAGGGATTTCTAATTTATCAGGATTAACAATTGTTTTCCATCCTACTAATTCAGGATTACGAGCGAATAAAGAAGCGAACGTACAGCCAATATTTTTGCTGTTGCACATCCATTTCCTATTTAAAGTAGTTTCCATAACTCAACAATTAAAGTTTCAAACATAACCCCTAATATGAGGCATTCTACTATTACCAAGCCTTTTACAACTATTGTATTTTCAGCTTTATTACCTATGTTAACGTTCATTACTCAATTATTACAGATACTTCTAAGTTCTTATTATGGTTTACCCATGTTGTAATGTCTTTACGCTTATTACCTACCTTGAACTTAGCAAGGAATATAATATGTCGCTTAACTCCTAATTTATCAGCTATGTAGTTGATTTCTCCAATAGCATTGCTAACTGTTAATTTGTCGTCTTGATTTTTCATTGTTTTAGTTTTTTTATAAGTTAGCTATTATTGTTTTAGCTATATCTCCATACCATATCATTACTCTTCCATACAAAGACATAGGAATACTATATCCTGTTTTATATTTTTTAGAATCTGTAGTAGTAAATTTATATCTAATTTCTTCTAGTTCATCACCATCAGCTTGTATTTTAACTACATCATCAGCTAATAAATTCATATTACTTTTGAATGGAACATAAAATTGTTTTTCTGTTCCATCTTTGTTTACTATATATAATGCCATTGTTTTTAAGTTTTTAAAATGTAAAAGCAGGGAAGCAAACAAACCCTGCTAAATCTAATCCTCTACGAAACGAATGCTTTTTACACTTATCCAAGTGGTGTTTTTATTTAAGCGATTTAAGCACGCTATAAGCCTCTGTTATTATTGGCAACTGTTTACCATTACCCGATAGCTTTCGTTCTTTCTCAACGGCTGTAATGACGTTTAAAAGGGTTTCTTTGAGTATGTTGTTTTGCTCAATTAGATTATCTATAATTCTATGCGAAATATTATCTTTCTCGTCCATCTTTAAATGTATTTTTCAATTCAACATTATACTCTTTATTATTCACTAAGTACCAATTTATAATTAGGTTCTTAATCCATTGTTCGTGTAGTGCGTATGGTTTCATATTAGCTATTTTTATTGAAAAAATCGCCGATAGTTATTTCGTTACCTTGTGTATAATATCCTTTTCTTGTTTCCATAAAAATCTTTAACTGCTCTATTATTTCTACCTCTGTTTTTGGATTTATTTTTTGCCTTGACAAATACTCTTTAAATTCATTTTTACATTCATAGCAGATGTAACCAACGCTATCTATGTAAGTCTCACACATTATTTGAGGACAATTTTCCCTATAACAACTCATTACTCCCATTATTTCCAAGTTTTAAAATCAGATAAACTCCATAACCCTAATAGAATACATATTAAACTCATAAAGCCTAATAGTAAAGCAAATCCACCTAATCCATCATAACAATTTACTTTATATGCTAAAACAGATAATATGCAAGCAAGGATTGTAAAGAATGCACAACTTAAATAGTCGTCAGCGTTTAGTTTCTTCATGATGTAAATATATTTTCAAGTGTTAAATACCTTTCGCCCTCTAGGTCTTTCATATCGTTTCTAATGGTAATATCTCCCATTAATAACCGCCAGTATAACCTGTTGTATTTTAAGTCCTCTAATACTATTATGCGCTCGTCTAATGGTGTTGCTTTGCTCTCTGCAAGTATATCGCCATCTTTTATTGGTTGTCCTTTAGAGTTGTTCATATCCTTGTTATTTTTAATTTGCTCCTCATGTATTCTATAAATAAAATCTCTTATGTAATAAGGCCAACCATTTCTTGTCCCCGCTGTACAATCTAAAAATAAACCTGTTTTAGAGTTTATAACAGAGCTTTTTAATCCATTTAGATGAATACAATAAATCCTTTCTTGCTTATCATTTATAATCCCCAACCACCAGTTAAACGGGAAATCCTTTCCTTTTAACTCCTTTAAATCAGAACGTTTGAAATCATTTTTCATATCACATTTAGTTTTCGTAATAACTGTTTAGCTGTAGCATTCATTATAGCAAATTCAAAGGAATGAAATAAGACGCTGTAATCAACTGTTTCATACAAATCATGTATTTCATTGTCTAATTGATAAAAGTGTCTTAAAAGGGCTGAATTGCTTTCGGGATTGCTAACATGTTCCGTTGAGAATAGTTCTGTTTGCATTTCTTCGCTGTTTATTAGTGGTAAATTCTATTTTGATATGTTGATGATACATTTAGGATGTTCTTTTATTGCTTCATTAAGTTGTGTTAAAACTTTCAAAGCAACTTCATAATTACCCCAACCATCTGTATCAATTATACATTCGTGATTACCTACTTTTATGTAAGTAATATCGTTTATTGTTTTGTATTTATTTTTCATAACGTTTCTGCTTTTGCTTCATCAGTATAGGCACACACCTATAGACGTTTATTTTATCAACCCTCGTGTCCTAGTCGGTTGTTTCTCGCTACATACCCATTACTTTATTATTCATGGTTTAGTTAACCGTTTCAAGTTAACAGCGTTTTGCATTTGATTCGAGTTGGTTTTATCCCTTATCTCTACAACTGTTTGGTAGTTAAACCCTCATTTACATATTAATGAGATATGCCAATCTTTATTTTAAAACGCAATATTGGGAATACGTTTGTTTTTGCCCTTGATAACAGATTCGAACTGTTTAGCCTATTATTTCAGCTAATGCCTTAATCAAGGGTTTTTATTATTTATTTTTATTGTACCATTTAATAAACCAAACAACGGCATTAAAACATGATTCTATTTTAGTTTTGTATCTAGTATCTAAATCTTTTAAATCCTTAATGCCTAAATCTATTTGAGAATACCAACCTAAAAACTCTACTCTATTGTCATATTCAGTATGTAAATACACTTGTTCGTCTTTTACATTGGTTGTTTCAATCTTTTCAACCACTGGCATTAACCAATTCCAATCAGAATTATATAAAAGTTCATCCTGACTATAGTGTTTTTGTGCGCTGACAACATTTTTTAAATCTCCATAGTCTTTATATTGTGCTTTACCTATTCCATAAGTATTTGAATGAACATTATATAAACCGCCCATAAATTCAGCTATAAGCTTATTGTTTTCTATTGTTGATTGTTGAGTATTCATGATATTTTAAACTTTAAATCCTATTTTCTTTTTTTTAATATATTTTCTTTTGTTTTCAAAGCCCATTGTAACGCCATAAAAGTATCATCTTGTTTGCTACACCACGTATGACCGTATTTAATTTGAATAGCTCTTGCAAGATTATATTTATGCCTTTTAATTGCTAACCAAAATATATTTTCTGATTTATCTCGCTTTGGCTTATTGTTGCCGTATTGTATTAGTTCATCAAGTAGATGAGGAAATGTTACTTTCATAATTTAGTTATGCTTTATACATTTAAAACTTAAAAACAAACTATACCATTTTCGATAAAAATAAAACAGCGGGTATTTTTGATTACCACAAACACAACATTTAGCATTTGTAAAAGTCTTTGTTTTCATTTGGGTATAAGATTTGTTCTTTATAAATTATAATCATTGCTTTATCGCCTTTCCATTTATCAACTATTTCATTACATGAGGTGTTGATAAAATCCAAACCGAAATACATCGCCAGAGACAAACCTCTTTGAAACATCCAATCATAATTTGTACATTTTGACTGAAAAGCGCCATTAACAAATAATTTGTATTGTGTTTGTGGAATTGTGGTTGGTTTTAACATGGTTATTTATTGTTTTAAGCTATTTATATTCGATTTAAGAGACTTTTATATATTGGTTGGTGTTTGGTAGGGTAAATCTTTTAATGTGTTGTAGAGGGGGTTAAATTAGCCGTTTATAATTTCTTGCAATTCATTTGCAAATTCATATATATCCGCATCTAATATGCTTTTAGCCTTATTTAACGAATTAACGCATTCTTTGTGTATTCTTTCAGCCGTTCTACTATCGCTATCATAGCCTAACTCACTGCAAAATTCTTCAAACTCTTGTTCGCCTGCCATTGCATCTGATATGAAGCATTCGAAAGCACTTAATAAATCTTCGCCTTTAATTTCTGTGTTACCTTGATTGTAATCATTAGTTGAGCCATAGAAATCAAAACCTGTTACGCTTTCATTCTCTGTGTTTTTAACTGTTATGTAGAAACGGTTATGTAAACCTCCATCTTTGGTATTTGGGAACGCTACACCCGAAGCGATTAGCTTAGATGATATGATAAGGTTCTTGTATTTAAACTCTGTAGTTTCGTAATCGTTGTATTGCGTTTTAACATAAACTTGAATTGCTTTTAATTCTAACTCGTTTAAGGTGTGTGCTTTCCAATCCCAACGAAAATGCCCTTTACCGTAATTAACCGCTTTGTTTTCGTCAGCATCCATTTTATCTCTATAATATTGCCCGCCATGACCTAAGCCTTGTATTTTGTTATCAGCAATGTTTTTAAGTAATACTGGCACGCTTAAAGGGTCACCAACACTAAATATGATATTATTTAGCTTTCTAATTAAAGCATTTAAGGCGGTTGTTTCTTTGTATTTATAGCTTTCAGTTTTCCAAATATCATTTGCAGTTTTATACAAAGGCACGGTTTCCCCTGATACCTGATTATAACATTTGATTATATTATTTGCCATGCTTAAAAAAGCATCTGATTGTTTTGTTGCAAAGAATTGTATTTCGTTATTCATGATATTAGTGTTTTTAAAGCTATATAAGCCGTTTAAATTATTTAGTAGTGTTAGAGCCTAATTTATAAGCTTGTTGCATTAATGATAATATGTGACTCTCTGTAATTGGATAATCGAAGTCATAACCTGATTTTTTGAGTATATCAGCTAGTTTTCTGTTAAAGTTATCGACCTCTACAGGAATAACGTAGTACCTTATAAATTCCCCTCTATGTTTTGCGTTTTCTATGTCTTTGATTTTAGCTTTTTTAGCTTTATCCAAGAATTTAATATTTGTCCCCAGATAGTTGTATGCTTGTTGTTTTAAGCTTTGAGCATCCCAAACTTCCATTATAAAGAACGATTCTCCGAATGCGTCTGAATATCTGATTTTATATAATTGTTTCTTAGCTTCCATAATCTTATTTATTTGATGGTGTTAAATATTTACGTGTTGGTTTACCTGCTTTAGTAAGCTTGCCAGTCTCAAAATAAAGCCTGCCTTTTTTATTAGCATATACTTTATATGTTTTACCGTTATAGATTGCTTTGTCTTTAGTTTCTACTTTATCCGCAGCATCTAAGTTGTAAACAGTTTGAGCAAATAAGCCCGATGCTGTTAAGCTAATAAGCAAAATGATTGCTATTGCTGTAATGTAAAATGTTGTTCTTTTCATGGTGTTTTGGTATTTATTTCTAAGTAATCAAATAAATTCTCTCTCAAATTGTCAATAGATATAGTAGTCGACGAACTTATTCCGTAAGCGGGATGACCTAGATTTTGTGTTGCCTCTAATAATTTTTGTTCAGTTTCTTTTAAAACTTTAAGCACTTGCTGTTTTGTTGCTTTTTTTAGATTATCGCTTTTCATTTTTAATTATTTTTAATATTATTTGATATGAACCTTTTAAGTCTTTGGAGTTAATAAGTTCATTTAGCTCTAAAATTAGATTATTTTGTTTTTTGCATAGAATTAATCTATCATATACTTTTTTTACCCAATTAATATCTTCATCAAACTTTAACCATTCTATATAATCAAAAGGATTATTTATAAGACCTTTTAGAGAATCGGCACAATCATACCATCCCAAATCTGTCTTCGCCATTCCCATAAATTCAGCTATACGTTTATTTTCTTTGCTATTATACATTTTAATGAGTTTTAAGACGTTTAAATATTAAATTAATACAATTAGTAGCCTATACTATTTAAGTTGCTTAGAGTGCCTTTAGAATAAGCCACACACAATGGCAATACAACAAATACAATAAGGAATAATACCGAGGCTATAATAACCTTTTGATTGTAATTAAGAGTTTTCATATTATTGTTTATTAATTAAGTAAGAAGATTTAACAACAAATATATCTGTACTGTCAATGCTACTTTTAAGCGTTTGCAATTCTTTCAAATGCAGAGTGATCTCGCTATCATTCAAATTAACCATCACACTATCTCCAATCTTTACAGGAATACTAACAGACTCCCCTTCAATAACAGTAATAACTTTACCGTTAACAATTGATGTAACATCGTAAACCCGTAGTTTAGACTCCTTACACGACTGTATAAGAACAGTAGTACAGAACATAGCACACACAGCGCCTAATAATAATTTTTTCATGTTGATATGATTAAGGATTGATTAAATGTTTTTATTAAATTTAGATGTTGAAAAGTCATAAAAATAATCATACTCTTTAACTAGTTTATCATATTCAGAGCCATAACAAAATTCTCCGTTATAAACCTTTTTACCATCGTCAGTAGAATTAAACATATAACCAATTGTTCCGCTTGCATTCATTCTGTAAATACCGCCACAAACTGATAATGCATCTTTTTTTAATGAAGTTTTCATAATTAATATATTTTATAAATGTTAAAAATCAAGTTATTAGAGTGTTGTATTATTGGTAGTCTCTAATGGGTAATGTTATTTATTCTCCTGATAAAACTATCAATACCTCAATCTCATCTAAATCGCCATTATCAAGGTTTAACTGAATACATTCCTTCATGTCCTGTAACGTCTCTTCAGCATCCTGACCTAAGCAATAAAACGAATGCATTCTAATACCCTCAATATCTTTCAATATAGAGATACAGCCATCTAATGATAATTTGTTAACGTCTTCGCTTAATGTAATTTGATTCGCCATGTTATTGATAATTAATGTGTTAGTGTATATTATTTAGTACAATCAGCCATTTTTACCTATTTTGTGCTGATTTGGTAATGCAATAGTACGAACAATATTTATAAATGCAATACTTTTATTTAAATATATTTAATAATATTTATAGACGTGCCTCTAAACACATTTAAACACACTATTTATTTTTAATGTATATTATGTTGTTACATTAGGTTATAGAACTAACCAAAGAAATTATACTACTTATAGCCTTATCAGTAGGTGCAAACAATTTACAGTTATTCCATCCGTTACCAATATACTCAATCATACCGTTGTTATACAATGTAGTCATCATGCTATATATCTTCTTATAATAACCATGACTAAAACTATGATGCTTCAAAACCTGATTAACACTCATACCTCCACCAGTGTAATGATAATTAGTAACCAACAACACTAACACCTCAAAACTCTGATTAGTTAAATGGTTATCAGTTATAAACTTGTTCTGATTATATATATATGACGTGACAAACTTTAGGGTGACTTTAGTTACAGGGGGTTTATCCAATACTTTTAAGTCTTCAATCTCTGTTATCATACATCAAAATTAGTTAAATCAAATGTATTATAAAGACTTTTAAAACACTATAGTCATGACCTTTAATAATAACACCATTGATAATTAGTTAATATCTTACATAGCTTTAAATTAGTTAGGCTTGCTATTGATATGATTAGTAGGTTAGTATAAGTAGATAGTGATTGATAATAATGAGATTGAGAATGAAGGGCACCCCGTTGAGATAGATCGTGTTTTGATGAGGGAGGGAGGCGGGGCTTTATATAGGGGTTATATGAAGCTTATACCATTATGGGGGGGGGTATCTGATATAAAATGGTACTTATATATTCATTTGTGTGTAAAGATTTAATAAGTATTACTGCTTACTACTGATAAGGTAAGGGTTGGATTTAACCGTTAGCATATTTATATGCGGATACCTTGTTATACTCTTTATATATACGGTATTCTTATTATTTGTTTAGAGTATTGATTTAATTGGTTGGTTGTTATTTAAACTAAGAATATGCCTTTAAATAGTCTGTGCAGTATTTTACATGAAATGTGGATAAAAAGTATAGTTATTTGCGTAATTATGCATAAATATATTGTGCAGTGTGTTGCATAAAAGAATTAAAGTGCATACATTTGGATATGGCAAAAAGAAAAAAGAAACCTACAGAAGAAGAGCTTACGGATGAATTGATGGGGACTAACCCATTTATGACAGATGCGTTAATAACGGTAAGCAAAAGAAGAACACCTAAAGATGTTGAGAATGGTGCTATTAATTACGAAGACAACTTAATTGAGATTACGCCTTATACTAAAGTATTTGAGGTAACGGGAGGTAAAGAGAAGATGTTGGCATTGAGTCCTAGAGGAAAGGAGATGTATTTGTATTTGATACATTATGCGCCAAAGGCTAAAGATTATATGTGGATTAATAGGGTTCACTTTATGAAGAGCAATGATATTAAGTCTGTACACACGTTTTTAAACGCTTTAGGAGAGTTAAATGCTTCGGGCTATGTTCAGTCCAAGTTTAAGATGAAAGATGTTATATGGCTTAATCCGTTGTACTTCTTTAAAGGGAGCAGACTAAACAGATTTCCTGATAAACTAACAATTAAACCTTATAAGAAAAAAGATGAATAAACTAACAGAGTACATGGTTCAAGAACCTAAAAGAAAAGGTGAATTTCTTTATAACAGAGCAATATTCATTTGGCATAATAACTACGAGCAAGATTTGAAAGTTCATTGGGGAATGAAATTAGATAAGTCAAAAGGGAAAATGGATAGCTATGGCGAGGTTAGAAGCAAAGGCAAGACTATGTTTCGTATCCGTCCAAAAAATGAAAATGAATGGATTAATTATTAATAATATGGCAATATTAAATTACACAACAAAAATAGATAGCATAAAGACTATCGGGGAGATAACAAAATGCTTAGTTGAGCATGGCGCTAAAAAGATTGTATCAGATTATGACGATGATGGTGTTCCTATTCAGGTTACATTTCAAATAAGCATAAATGATAATATGGTTTTCTATGCTTTACCTGCAAATTACGGAGGAGTGCTTAAAGCTATGGATAAGAACAAAAAAGTTCCTCGTAGCATGGTTAATAAAGAGCAAGCAATTCGTGTATCATGGAGAATTATAAAAGACTGGGTTGAGGCACAAATGGCTATTGTAGAGGCACAGTTAGCTGATATGGCAGAAGTATTCTTGCCTTATGCGGTTACTAAAAATGGTAATACGCTTTACAACGAGATTAAGAACAACCCTAAACTGCTTTTGAATTAAATAGAATAGTAATAAACAAATAAAAGAACATGAAACTTAAAGAATTTTTAGAACAGCTTGTGGAAGCAAACAGCCAAGTTAGACTTTGGTATAAGGTAGATGAAGGACATAAAATGATAGCAGAAAATGACCATGCTGTTATGGAACATGAAATCCTACGGTACAATACGGTATTGAGTGAATATCTAAATAATGAAGTTGAACACATTTTTTCCGTTTTAATGTACAAATCACAAAGTCCCGAAGCAATAAATATTTCGATTAAACTTTAACCTTATCCAACCAATAGAACTAAACTATAAAGCAATATAAATTATGGAAAAGCAAGATTTTTACGAGTGGTTTAAAGAAATGTTAGATTATGCTAATAGCAAAGATTGGTATGTAGATACAGAAAACCCAAACGATTACAAGGACAGTTATGAACAAGGATTAACACCCGAAGAGACTATCGATGATGATATGTCTGATGCTTATGGAGATTTTGACGACTAAATAAATAGATATGGGATGGTTCAGTAATCCGAAATGCCCTCATTGTGGCACAGAAACAGTAGCAACAGGATATTCATTTCCTTACCCTCAATTGAGATGTAATAGATGCTACAAGGAAAATACAAGACTTAAAGAATTAGAGGATAGGATTAAACAATTAGAAAAGAAATGATATGGAAATTAAAACAGCAGAAGATTTTTTAATCGAAATAGACAGACTTCATGGAGATGATACAGTACATGCTACCAAAGAAGAAATAATTGAAATAATGACTGATTTTGCAAAACAGTTTGTTGAGTTTGGGATAGAGGACTTAAACAACCAATCTGAATATCAATCAGAGGCTTATTTAAAACACCTTAAATCCTTAATAAAATAGACTTAATCACTATAAAACACAAACAACATGAAAGAACCACAGAAAGGAATGCTACACATTGAGATAACAGATAGTGAGCAGATAGTAGAAATAGAATGCCATGTAAGTAAGAAACTGTTTGAGTTATCAGCAGAGGACTTGGTAAGTGCAATATGCTTGTTTCAAGAGACTAGAAAGGAGTTAGAAGATGGAAATTAAAAGCATAAACGAACTAAAAGAATTATATGCAGATAGCAGAGGTTTTGACAGCTACAATGATTTTCTGAAAAATGCAGGATACCCTACGGATGAAAGTTGGGAGGCTATTTGCAAAGCTTATGCAGAACAGTTTATGGATTTGGCTATATCTGAAACAGATTATAAACATAATGAAAACGTAAGCACAATATCAATCAGAGAATTAGTAGAAATTAAAAACAAAATAAGATGACAAGACTACTTTGCTATCTATTCGGACATAAATGGATAAGAGGAATGTATTATAACAGAGATTACTGCTCAAGATGTTGGAATACAAGGCATAATAAGCCTCTATAAGACCATAACTATTTAAAAACATACAATCTATCCAATAACAAAATAAACAGCTTAAAAACGAACTATATGAAATGGAAAGACGCTAGGTTAGAAGTGCCTGAAAAAGAAGAAGCTTGCATAGTATTAACAACAAAGTGTTGGAAAAGGTATCCCACTATAGAAACTGCATTTTACGGATATGATTCGTCTACAGAAAAAATGTATTGGTATGGGTGTAAGTTTCATGACGCTATTGAACATGACCAAGATATGATTAGCGTTCAGTATTGGTGTTATGAGGATGAGTTTATATTTGAGAATTTTAAAGATGTAGAATTGCTAAATCCAATAAAATGAAAAGAAAACAGCTTGCCCGCATTGACTTAAGCAACCCTGATAAACCAAAAATCATATTTAACTCAACAAAGGCATTCAAAGAAGATTTAACTGCTTTTAAGGACGGGGCTAAAATTTGGGTGGAAGTGAGAACATACTCACCGCAGCGTAGCTTATCGCAGAATAGCTATTTACACGTGATATTTGGCATTATAGCAGATGAGATAGGTATCGAGTTAGAAGAAGCTAAATGGCTGTTAAAAGAGAAGTTTTTAAGAGTGCCGCTAACAGATAAGCATGGCAACGAAGTACACGAAAAGGGAGATATACAATTTAGAGTAAAAGATACAAGTGAACTATCGAAAACAGATATGATTAGCTTTATAGACCAAATTTACAGATGGAGTTTAGAATTTCTGAATGTGGATTTGCCAAAACCTTTAGAACAGCAAGAATTACCGATTAATAATTATCCGACAATAGAATTATAAACAATTTAAAAACAAGAAAAATGAACGAAGAAAACAAAATTCCACAACAAAGAAGTGTTGAAGAACAATTAGAAGATTTAAGGCAACAATTAGATTGGAGAAAAGAAGAAGAACGTAAAGAACTAAGAAAAATTAAAGCAGAAGCTTTTAGAATGGCTATTCAGATTAAACCAAATGGAAGTTTCTCTTCCTCAATAGGACAAACAGTAGAACCTAAGTACTCTACAGAAGATTTAATTAAATCAGCTAATAAAATTTACGAAGAGTTAATTAAATAACTAAATTTGAAACACTTTAAAAACAAAAACAATTATGACAAAAAGATTTAAGAAACTCACAATTACCCAAAAGCGCAAAAAGCCTTTCATTAAGGTAAGCTATGATGATGTAGACGTAACAAAAGACCTTCAACAGTTCAATGTAAACTACGTTAAAACATCTAATCAACCGATGAGTAAGGCATTAACAGATGCAGTCGAGAACTTTGTTGTCCATTTACTTCACGCTAGTGAGATGATAGACGGCAAATTAGAGCTTGGAGAACACGAATTTGATAAATGGGTATCAGGACATAACTTCCAAGACGATGAACGCTACAAACACGTTTATATTACCTCATTAGAGTTTAGTGGTAAAGAAGATTATGACGGAATAGTAATCAAAGGCTATAGAGAAACACAATTAACAAGAAAAGCTAAGAAGATCAACTTTGAAACAGGCGTTATTGATTTAAACAAGGAATTAGAAAACCCTTATGCTTTATCAGGCAATCTTTGTGACTGTGTAGATGACTTAGTAACTCTTTTAACTAATTATTTGGAGAAAATGGAGACTACTCCTAGTAATCAACTTAGCATAGCAGTATAATGAAAGACATAATCGTAAAAGATACAATGGTTGGCAAAGATATTATTGTCACTTGTAATTCGTAAAATAATCAGAAAAACGTTGCATTCTACAGGGGAGACTGTTTGGAATGTTATCGGGCGGTAACCAATCCGTTTTATAAAGTCAATCTTAATCGGTTGGCTTTTTTTGTTTATCAGTAGTTCGGAAATACCGAATTACTTGCTATATTTGTTCAAGCGCAATGTAGCGCTATACATAAACACATACATATATGTTCATTTTAAGAAAAGTTGCCAACGGGCATGAGTCAAACACAATTGTAGGAGATTCTTATAATTTCGTGTCAAAGGAAACAAATCCAGAAGAGTTCACTTTAGCATTTAAATCATGGCATGGGGCTATTTCAATCGCAGAAGAAGATAGCGAGACTTATGCTTTTTTAATTTACGAGTGTGGTCAGAAAAGTATGCCACTATTCAAAAATCAGTACAACTACATTATGACAAGCGATGGTAAAACATTTGCTAACATAACGCTTAGATAAGATACGGTTTAAACAGTCGTTCAAAAATTGAATCCTGCGGTCGAGACGATAGCAGGATTTTTTTATATATTTGAAGTGCCACAGGAAATATCTCCTGATGAGTTAAAATAAATATTATGAAAAGTACAATCAGAGTCGATTACGATTTCGACGCAAACGAAACGTTTATTCAGTTAAACATTCCAACAAGCGAGCCTCACCACATGGTTGATGTAGACGTTAAGCTAGATTTAGCCGATAAGCACCTAAAGAACTTCATAGAGCAATCTTCTACTCGTGGGTTAGAGTTAGTATACCCTAATGATAATAATGACAACAGCACACCTCAAATTAGGTTAAAACAGTCAACTACGACAAATAACGTTAGATTAGGTTCTGAACAGCTTGACGAATTGAGAGAAAAAGGAGAATTAACTTATACTCAAAAATAATTAGCATATTTGCAATTCAAAAGGCACAACTCCTAGTGCCAATATATTTTGAGTTAATAATCATAAAGGATTTGAGTTTGGTAGCTTGAATCCTTTTTTTATTTACACGCTTTTCTAACTATTTGAAAATAATTTCTTGTTTATTGAAAAATACTTTGTACTATTGTGGTATGGAAACAACAAAGAAAAAAATTAAAGTAGAAAACCTTATGACGGTTGAAGAGTTCGCCACATTTAAGGGAGTAACAGCAAGAACAGTTTACAATTGGATTGATGAAAAAATTGTAAAGACTGAAATGATGTTCGGTAAAAAATTAGTTGACAAAACTTCTTACTTAAAACCGTAGATAGTTTTCGACGGCTCTAAACAATTCTAAAACACTGAAAAATTATTAAAAATGAAATTAGACACAACATTCGACATTAGACAATCTGTATTTTTTATACACGACAATAAAGTAGAAGAAAGAACTATTGATGCAATATCAGTCCAAGTAAATTCTGAATTTAAGGATAGAAAATATAATAGTTATAAAATGGAAGAATATTACTTTTCAAACGCATACGAAATAAGATTACCTCTTAAAGAGGAAGAAATAGGACATGCTATAATAAGAAAATATGCTAACCAAATATTTGCGACTAAGGATGAATTATTAAACTCGCTTTAATATGGTTGGATTTATTAAGCTTCACAGAAAACTACAAGAGTGGGAGTGGTATAATAAATCTGAAATGGTTCATTTGTTTATTCATCTTTTAATAAATGCAAATAGCAAGGATAAAGGTTGGCAAAATATAATTGTAAAACGTGGACAAGTAGTAACTGGATTTAGTGCTTTAAGTGAAAAAACAGGCATATCAATCAGGACTTTAAGAACATGTTTTGAGCGTTTAAAATCGACAGGCGAACTGTCAGTCAAAACGACAAACAAATATAGTATCGTAACTATCTGTAAATATGATGATTACAATGATAAAATTATTAAGACCGACAAGCAAATCGACAAGCAACCCGTCACTCCAACGACAACAACTAAGAAGTATAAGAATAAAGAAGATAATATAAGTGAATATGATAAAGCATTAAATGACTTCTTAGATATGAGAGATAAAATAAAAAAACCTGTAAATACTGATAGGGCATTTAATGGGCTTGTTAAAAAACTAAACGAGTTAGCGCCAAATGATGAGGAATTGAAAATAAAAATCATAGACCAATCAATAGTGCATAATTACTTATCATTTTTTCCATTAAAACAAGAGTTAGACTTATTTAAGAATAATGGATATAAAAGTAAAACAACAGAGGCATCAGTAGAAGATTTTAATTTTTAAATATGAACAATATACTAGACCATACAGAAAAAGTAATGAACCATTACCATAGTGGTAAATTAAAAGGCGAACCAACAGGATTTAAATGCCTTGACGAATTAATAACGTTCAAACCTAAATATACAACCTATATACAAGGATTTCCTAAATGTGGTAAAACAGAAATGCATTTGGAGATTCTCTTTAATCTAACCCAAAAATCACATGCTAAACACGCTATAATGAGTCCTGAAATTGGAGGAGTAGAAGATGTGATTGCAGAGTTAGTTTCGAAATACCTAAGAAGACCATTCTTTAAATCATCTTATAATGCCCCACAAGAGCGTGAAATATATCAAGCTATGAATCAACTATCTCAATACTTTTTCGTGCTTGATAACGACTCTAAAGACTATAATATAGATACTTTTTTTGAGGACTGTATTAAAATAGAGAAAGACAACAAGGTAAAATTGTTCAGCACTTCTATAGACCCTTGGAATGATTTAGATGAGGACTTACAAAAATTTGGTGGAAGGGAAGATAAATATTTAGCTCACGCATTAAGAAAAGTTCGTTCAACAGCTAAAAATAATAATTGGCATAATTTCATTGTTACACATAGCAAAGAGTCTACTGCTGTAGATTATAAGCATTATCAAGGAGGAAAAGTTACTTGTACGCCAATGCCGACATTACAAACATTTGCAGGAGGACAAGTTTGGAGTAGGAGAGCGTTTAATGTTATAGGAATGTGGAGGCCAGAAGAAGGTGCTGTAAACCCAAAAACACACCAACCTTTTGAAGATAATGCTGCGGTTATAAAAATTCTAAAAGCAAAACCAAAAGGAGTTGGAAAGTTGGGTAGTGCTTATTTATATTTTGATTGGAGAAAAAACAGATACTTCGAGAAGTATAACGATAAAAACTTATATGCTTACGAACACATAAAAGAAGATGAAGAGTTGGCGAAAATAGAAAAAGAAAAGGGAGTTATTGATACATCACAAACACAACAAGCATTTTTCTAATGACAGACTTGGAATATCACTATTTGCAAATATCAAACATACATGATAAGCATTATAAGAAAAATAGAGAACGGTTACAAAAAATAATGATTGCAAAGGGTGTAACTACTGAAATGTTAAGTGATTTATTATTATGGGAAAAAGAAAACAAGAGAACAGTTAAATCAAAGAGGCAATTAGATAGATTATTCTTATTAGAAGAGGCGTTGGATGTGTTCGATGTTTGTGCTTCAACAGCAGACCAAACAGAGGTATTGTTAAACTTAAAAACTCAAGAAATAGAGAGTTTACTAAAAGCTAATGAAGAATTAAGGAAAGAACTAGAAACAACAAAACAATTTTATGAAAGCGAAAAGTCTATTTGACAGAAACAAATCCTATAACTATAATTCCTTTGAGGGTAAGAGTGGCATTTGGAAACTAATAGGTATAGAAGCAGGTTCTACAATGGAAAACACTTTAGATACTTTTTCAAATGGCAAAGGCGATTACAAAACATTTAAAAGAGAATATGTAATTGAACAGGCAGACTTAGGAAACATCAAACCAATAGAATCATCAGAGGTAAAACTTAATACAGAAACAAAGAAAAAACAAGGAAGAGCAATATGAAAATAGACAGGCAATTAGTTTTAAATAAATTTGACGGAAAATGCGCTTACTGCGGTTGTGATTTAGAGAAAGGATGGAACTTAGACCATAAAACTCCTCAATGGCATTGTGAGGGTAAAAAACCATTAGCATCAATAGAGCAAGTACATTGTATGGAAAATTATATGCCTTCATGTAGAAGTTGTAATTTATTTAAGTCAGGTAATAGTATTGAAGGTTTTCGAAAACACATTGAATCACAAATAGAAACATTGAGAAGAGATAGACCTACATTTAGGGTTGCAGAAAGATTTGGACTTATCGAATGCAAACCTAAGTCAGTAGAATTTTACTTTGAAATTTATGAAAGAAAACCCTAAAAACAGATCAATCCTTCTAAGACTATTTCGAATAGAGTGGTTAAAGAACAGAGATAAAGAAATGGAGATATTAGCAGTGAGAAAGACTAAAGTAGAACAGTTAAAATTAGAATTATGAGTATATCAGTAGTTATTCCAATTAAGTCAGATACAAAGAACAATAATATAGAGCTTATTTACGCATTAAGAAGCCTTGAGAAGAACTTAAATGGTTTAGGAGACATATTTATCATCGGAAATAAAATAAACTCTCTAAAGGGCTTAAAATACATTGAATGCAAAGATGATAAAGGTAGTCAATTTAAAGAAAGAAATATATACCGCAAAATATTATCTGCCTGTAATGATGAAAGAGTATCAAATAACTTTATTTGTACCAACGACGACATATACTTAACCAAAGAATTTGATGCTAATTCACTTCCATTTTACCATAAGAGTGAATTAATTAACACAATGTCAAAGAATGCAGGAGATTATAGAAAATCTTTAAACCACACTCGGAAGCTTCTTATGAAAATGAAAAATACAACGTTAGATTATGATACTCATTTCCCTATACTATACAACAAAGAACATTTTTGTACATTTGCTAGTGAAGAAACAAATTGGAATCAGCCATTCTCTTACGTAATAAAAAGTCTTTATTGTAACAGAAAAGGAGTTAAAGGCGAATATGGAGGTGATTGTAAGATACAAACCAAGATGACTTACGAAGAAATAGTTAATAAAATTGGAGATAAATCATTCTTTAGCACATCAGACGGATGCATGAATGAGGATATGATAAAATACTTAAACGAACTTTACCCAACAAAATCGAAATATGAACGATAGGAAAAAAGCAGTCAGTTATACTAGAGTAGAGGCAGGCACAATACAGCCCATTACATTTGATGTCTACGAAGATGAATTAAAAAACCATGTAGATGTGGTAAAAAAAGAAGTTTTCTGTAAAGCGCTTAAACAACGTATAAATACAAGGGTAATAAAATTTGGTAAAGTTTATGTTCATGCTTTATTTTTTGAAGATGGAAAGGTTTACGATGTAAGAGAGGGAGGTTTTAAATTAAGAGAACTACAGGGAGAAGCATTAAGATGGTAAACACAAAAGAAATTCAAATGTTATCGAACTATGTTTTGATATTACCAGACCCGCAGCTAGAAACATATCAAATTAAGGGAGTAGATTTAGGGATTATTTCTCCCGATTTTAAATATGAAAATGGAGAGAAGGTATCGATAAAAGAAAGGAATCAAAGCGTATTTGGAACTGTTTATGGAGTGCCATCAAACCTTATATTCAACAAAAAGAAAATACTTAAACTAGCAAGCTCACATACGCTTTTCTACAGAGAAAACGAACATAATATCCCTGTCAATATAGGCATTCACAGAGTCATAGGAGAACTAACTAAAAACTCTGTACTTTACGATACCGATATAGAAATAAGTGCAGGAGACAAGGTTAATTTCAGTTATACAGCACATAAAATAGCTAAAGACCAAAAGATGATATTCGATACTGAACTTGGAGAGATGTATCTTATAAAATACGATATGCTATACATGACGGTAGATGAGAATTATAAACCTAAAAAAATGCTTAATGGATGGGTAATAGCAGAACCCGAAGTTATTGAAGTCAAGAAAGAAGATAATGGACAGGAATTTATCGAACATTCAAGCGGACTTGTTACTTTAGCACCTAAAAACAAAATAAAGAAGACTAGAAAGACCCAAAAAGGAATAGTTAAACTATTTGGAACAAGGAACAGGGATTATCTTCAAGAGGTCGAAAAGGAAGACTTCAAAGACAATATGGTAATAGGACAAAACATAGTGTATGACCCAAGAAGAAGTCAAAAGCTAGAATACGAAACACATCAGATTATGAGTGATAAAACATTACACTTAATTCAACGAAAAGATATTTTATTTTTAGACGGAATGTTTGGATTGGAGATAGATAAAATGGTAAAGGAGGAACAGAATGTATGATTTAGATAGGGTTTATATCAACTTCACTAAATGTCCAAAAGGAACTAAGCTTACTGATTTCCATACTGAATTGGCAGCTTTCAGCGAGTTTACGTCTACAAAGAATGAGAATATAATAAAAGTTGCAATATTAACAGCAGATATGGAGAGTCCTTTTTTAAAGATTAAGGACAGGAAAACTATGATAAGAACCATTTTCGAGTTTCTTGGACTTAGTTTAGAAGGTAAACCCACCAAACAACTGTATAACGATATTGTAGAATACAAGGAAACACACTATTTAGACTGCTTTGGGAGATATTTAATGATTCTACATGATATAGATTGGACAGAATATCAAAGTACAAAGCAGACCCACGATGTTTTAACGATGGACAGTATGCGACCTCGTGAAAAGGAAGAAAACATAGACGCATTCGTAAAACGAAGAGTTAATATACAAACGCATTTAAAGAAGATTGGGGATGACTTAAAGAAGTTGGAGGCTAAGATATTCCCTGACAGTCGTTCGGCTCGTGAGGTAGCCTTAAATGAGGTTAGAAAGATAATTAGTTACCCAGAGAAATACGCGGTAGATAGGCAAGTAATATGATAGATACTAAGAAATTAATAAAGCCCGATGGAACTGTAGATTTATTTGGTTTCCCTCACTATCAAATGAGATTTACTGAAAAATCTCCAATATACCCATTGTACGGGTACGAGGCAATACTTCCAGAACCGCCACCAGATAACGAAATACTTAATTATGATTTACCCATTGAGCAACAAATATTTAGGCACGTCCATATTCCAAAGGATTTAAGTAAATGGAAGGAAAAGGATAAGGACGAGTTTATTGATGGTGAATATAATAGAAGATTCAATGGTATTTGGATTTTTATAAAGGGGCAAAAGTATTACATAACAGGAGTATTCTATTTCTTTTTAAACTATTGGACTTCTACATCAGCACCTAAAATTCTTTTTAGAAAGCTTGATCTAGATTTTTTCATTATGTGGTTTTTAGTAGTTTATGACCCTAAATGTTATGGATTGCTTATAGCGAAATGTCGTCAGGTCGGCGAGACTGAAAAATCAATATGCATCATTTATGAATTTTCTACACGTGTAAAGAAGGTTAAATGTCCAATGCAGTCTATTAACGAGACTGATATATATGAAAATGCTTATAAGAGAATACTTCACGCTCATAATGAAATGGTATTCTATATGAGGGCTTCTAATAGGGGTAGTGTTGACCCGAAAGATGGATTGTTTTTTGATTACCAAAGAGAAACCTTGTCTAAGGATAAGATGAAGAAAAACCAAGAGGAGCATGGAGCAGCGTCTATAATTAACGAAGATTATGAATATGACCCTTTAGATAGCTCTATTGTTTATGGCGCTACCAAACCTCACGTGTTTGGTACAGGTACATTTGGACGTTATTATATGGATGAATGGGGCAAGATGGAGCAGATGAATCCATTATACGCTTGGGGTGTTGTTAAGCAGGCTATGTATAACAAAATGACTAATGAGATATTAGGTAAGGCATTGTTTACGTCAACTGTAGAAGAATTAAAAGGTGGAGAAACGCTTAGGATAGCTAAAATGATGTGGAATCAAAGTGACCCTAATAACAGAAAGACAAATGGTGAAACATTAACAGGTCTTTATAGGATTTTCAGAGGTAGCTTAGACGCTGCTCCAATTGATGCTTGGGGTTTTCCTAAAATGGAAGAGGCAAAAGAAAGAAACAAGAGTGAGATTTCAATGCGTATAGCTCAAGGAGATATAAAGGGTAAAATTGAATATATGCGTATGAATGCTGAAACTATTGACGATGTATTCCAAAACACAAACGAAGGAACTCAATTCGATTTAGAAAGATTAGCAAACAGACAGCATTATTTATTAAACACAGCGCCAAAATCATTATGCGTAAGAGGCAACTTAAAATGGAAAGATGATATAAGAGATACGGAAGTAATTTGGGAGCCTAACACAAAAGGAAAATGGATGATTTCAAAACACCCAAGCGATTTTGGATACGAAGCTAATGCCAAAGTAAGAGGGGTAATAGCTCCAAAGCCTGCAAATATTCAATTTTTCAAAGCAGGACTTGACCCTTATGACCAACAAACCACTAATGACCCTGAACCATCTTTAGGTGCAATAACCGTTAAGCGTGTTCTTGACGAATACATTGATGGTGCTGAAACTAACTACCATCAACAAAATGACCCTGATGGTAAGTATAGAATTGGCGACCCGATGGATTATGGATTTCACTTTCAGACGAACAGAATTGTTTGTGACTATCTATACAGAGAAAATGACCCTAATGACTTCTTTGAAGACGTTATATTGACAATGGTATATTACGGTACAGACTTTTTACCTGAAAAGGATAAGTTTGGTGCTTGCCATAGTTACTTAAAAACAAGAGGTTATGAATTATATTTAATGGAGAAACCTACTGATAGAAAAAACTCAAAAGGACAAATTGAAAGAGAAGGAGTTTCGGCAACCATTGGCAATATTGATAGTTATTTCAGCTTTCTAATGACATTAACTGCTAAATGGGCTAACACAATCGACCATCCGAGGGTTATTGAACAATTACTTAGTATGAACTGGCTTAATAGAGGTAAGCGTGATCTCGGAGTTTCAACAGGTTGGGCAGAGTTTGCTGCATCACAGCCTAAATCATCATTTAGAAAACAAATTCAAGAAGATATAAGACATTATGATGAATATGCAGTATAAAATATCAATCATTCACCCAAGTCGTAACAGACTTGAACAGGCAGAGGAAACCATCAAGCTTTGGTTAGATAACGCTAAAGACAAAAGTTCAATAGATTATACACTATCTGTTGACATAGATGATAAGTATTTAAAGCGATATAAGGCTTTATCAGACAAGTACGGCACTAACATTCATATAGCTAAAAATAATTCAGCTATAGAGGCTATAAACAGGGCTACAAGAAGGTCTAAAGGAAATATAATTATAGTGGTAAGTGATGACTTTAACTGTGAACCTAATTGGGATGAAAAACTTTCAAAGGAGTTAGAGGGAAAAGAAGACTTTATAGTCAAGACTCAAGACGGATTGCAGGAATGGATTATTACTTTACCGATAATGGATAGAAAGTATTATGAAAGGTTTGGTTATGTATATTACCCTAAGTACCAACATTTATTTTCTGATACTGAAATGACAAGTGTCGCTGATTTAACAGGCAGAAAGATAACCTCACAGTTATTCTTTGAACACAGGCATTATTCTACAGGAAAATCAGAGAAGGATGCGGTAAATACCAAGAACGATTCTACATGGAATCAAGGCAAAAAACTATACAATCAACGAAAAGCAATTAACTTCGGATTATGATACTAAGCATACTCATAGCTACAATGCCTAAAAGAAAATGGAAGTTTAATAGACTTCTAAATTCTTTAGACTCTCAATTACCAATGAATGGAAGTGTAGAAATACTGTGGAATGATTCAATGGAATATAATATTGGAATTAAGCGACAAGAACTTCTTGAGAGAGCATTAGGTGAATACATAGTCTATTGTGACGACGACGATCGTGTTTCAGATGATTACGTTAAAAAAATACTTGAAGCAACTAAGACAAGTCCTGATTGCATAGGTATTAGTGGAATAATAACAACGAACGGATTAAAGCCTAAACAATGGCATATTTCAAAAGATTTTGGCAGTTGGTTTGAAAAGAATGAAATCTACTACAGAACTCCTAATCACATTAGTCCTGTAAAGCGTGAAATAGCTTTAAAAGCAGGGTTTCCCGCTATTAAAACAAGTGAGGATGCAGAATATTCTAAAAGAATATTACCCATGCTTAAAACAGAGGAAATAGTACAAGGAAACATATATTTTTACTTATACCGAAATAAAAACAAATGATTCAACTAAGCATATTGATACCTTCAATACCATCACGAATAAATAAAGCAACAGAGTTATATAATAAGCTTTCCTGTATGTCGGAAAATATGCATGTAGAAATAATAATGCTTACCGATAATAAAATTATGAGCATTGGAGAGAAGCAAAATAAATTAAAGGACTGTGTACATGGTAAATATTTTTGTTTTATACATGATGATGATGAACTTTTAGAACTACAGGATATTTATGAATCTACATTTTTAGACGTAGACGTTATTACGTTCAAGGCTCAATGTTTTAATGATGATGGTAGTAAATATATTGTTACTCAAAGACTAGGGAATAAAGTTGAACACAAAACATTAAAAGGAAGATATGTGGATTGTAAGAGACCACCATTCCCTAATTGCTTATGGCATAATAAATTTAAGAAATTTGATTTCCCTCACATAAGTTATTCAGAAGATTGGGAATGGGTAAAACAATGCCTTACAGAAGCTAAGACAGAGCATTTCATTGATGAGGTGCTATTCTCATACAATTTCAATCCTGAACTAACGGAAGCATCAACAGAAACTAATGAATATTGGAACAACCCTAATGGATAAATGCATAATAAATGTTTCTACCAAAAAGTATTGGAAAGGACAAGAACGACTATTAAGGACTTTAGAAAATAATACTGATGCAGATGTTCTGATGTTTAAGAGAGAGTCAGATGTGGGTGCATTACCTCACAAAGATTCTATGTATGGTTTTAAGCCTATGGCATTTAAAAAGGCTTATGAAATGGGATATAAAACAGTCCTTTGGTTAGATGCTTCCATGTGCGTTATAAAGGATTTAAAACCTATATTCGACGCCATAGAAAAAGACGGTTACTATTTTCAAGATAGCGGGTGGATGAACGAAAGGTTTACAACCCATGAACAAAAAGAGCATTTTGGCACAAACGAAGGTAGAATGATTTCGTCAGGAGTTTTAGGATTAGAATTATCAAATTTTTACGGTCATAGTTTTTATAGACAATGGATTACATCTATGCAGGCCGGTATGTTTAATGGGTCTCACGATGTTACTAGACACGACCAATCCGCAGCAAGCCTTATTATTGAAAAAATGAAATTGAAAATATCGGAAAACAACACGCTATGGAATTACGGTAAAGAACCTTTCCATGAGAATATAGTAATCCTAGCTGATGGTATTTGCTAACAAATTAAATATGAAAATGATAAAATATCAGTCACAAAACAACGAAACAAATATTGCCTTAAAATATTTTAAAGGAAGAAAAGGGAATATTCTTGATATAGGGGCAAACACTGGCTACTTTCTAAGTAACTCTTATGATTTAATTAAAGAGGATTGGTTCGCAGTTCTTGTTGAGCCTAGTAGTGCTTTTGAAGAATTAGAAACTCTATATAAGGGCAATAAACATGTGGAACTTCACAATATAGCTTTAGGTAAAAAGGATGGTAAATTAAAATTCTATGAATCAGGGGCGCATATCAAGGGAGGAAATGATAAAGCATTGGTATCAACAGCAATTCCAAAAGAAATGGAAAGGTGGTCAGAAGTAGATTTTAATGAAACAGAAGTAAATGTAATGAGTGTTACAAGCTTTTTAGATTGCTATAAAGACAAGAAGTTTAATTATATATCACTCGATGTGGAGGGAATGGAGTGGGAAATATTACAATTAATAAACCTTAAACAAGTGGGGTGTGAATTTTTATGTGTAGAGTGGAATGGCAATAAAGACTTAGAGAAAAAGTTTACAAGTCATTGTGGTAAATATGGTTTAAAAGAAATAAGCAGAAATGCAGAAAACTTAATATTCGCTATTCCATAATGCCATAACTCCTTCTATCAGCAATTGCAATTACAAGTGGAACAAAATTAAGTTTCACTTTTTTTGTTATAGCCTTTATCCAATTGAAGTCCGCAGCAGAAACACTACCATCAAAGTCCGCAATATCCTTACAAGAGTGATGAAGTACAATACAAGGCATACCTATCTTAGAACGCCTAACTATTTTACTATTTATAAACTCATTAGAAGGCTTTAAACGACCATTACGACTAAATTGACATATAACACCGTAATGATTTTTAAGCGCCTTACAAAGCTTCTCTAAGCAATTATTAGAAGCTAATACTTCATCATCATCTATGAACATAAAGAAACCATTATTAACTTGAGATTTTAATTCGTTGCAATACTCATCATAGAAGAAAGGCTTAGATAAATCCTTATAAACCCTTATTTTATTAACTTCTTCGGGGATATAAGACAATGCCCGTTCATCATCATAGCTAACAACAATATTTATATTTTTATGCGTTTGATTGTAAATGGAGTCTAAAAGTCTTTTGAAAAGTACAGGACGATGTGATGTTCTCAATAGTAAGTTAATTAGCATAATTACTTTTTATTTTCAAAAGTAGTACATTTGGTTAAAAAATATTCAAGCATGGCACAAAAATATCTGCAACCTTCGCAATATGTAGGGCAAACTTTTAAAAATCCATATCCAACAGACAGTTCATTTGATAGCCGATTAAAAAAAGAGAAAGATTATTTCTTAGCTTTTAACAATGCTTTTTTTTGTGACTATGCTAGTAATTATTGTTATGTGCCATTTGAGTTTGGCGCTAAGAGAAGTTTTCAGGAACTCCGAGCTTATGCTACAGGTCAACAGTCAGCTAACAAGATTAAAGAAAACCTTATTGGTGCTAAGAAGAAAAACAGAGATGGTAAGTTCATCACCAAAATGAATGTTTCGTTCGACACCTACTACAAGCTTCCTCAAATGTTCGATGTAATGAGGGAGAAGAATATGAGTCAGGAATACGATATTTCAGTCAGTTGTATTGATGATGATAGTATCGCAGCTAAAGAGGCTGACAAAGCCATGTTGCTTTACCTTATTGATGCTAACAACAAAAACTTTATGAAGCAGGTAGGGTTTGTTCCCAACACTCCAATTAACCCCGAAGAAATGGGATTAAGAACTGCTCAAGATGTAAAGACCTACTTTGAAATCGGTGGTTATACAATGCACAGAGAAATAGCTTGCCAAGCAGCTTGTCAGAAAAGTAAACTTACCTCCAACTACAAAGTTATACAAGACCAAACATTTGATGATTTAATCGTAGCAGGATTATGTGGATGGAAAACCTACATAGAGGCATCAACAAAACTCCCTAAATTTAGAAAAGTAAACATCGACAGGGCATTAATACCTTATTCAGAGATGAATGACTTTAGCGACATTACAAGAGCAGGAGAGATAAGGATAATGAGTATAGCGGATATTAGAAAAGAAAATCCCGACCTTAAAGGCTCTGAATTACTTTACTTAGCTAAATGCTTTGCTTGGATGAACCCACAGTACACGGCAACCATAAACAGCAATTACTACAAATACCAATCTCCTTATGATGGCACAAACATTACAAATGCTGATGTTGACCCTGTAAGCAGAGTAAAAATAATGGTATTAGACTCTCAATGGTTAAGTGTTGATGTAGAAACGAATCTTAAAAACGTTACAGGTAATGGACACAACAGGTTTAAAGAAATACCTTTCGATTATGAAGTAGATAAAAAATCTGCAAAGAGTGGGGATAAAAAAATACAGAAGAATGTAATCAGGAAATATTATTCAAGTTGGATTATAGGTACTGATATGTTTTTAGATTACGGTGTTTGTAAGGATGTAGTTTACTACGGTGTAGACGGAAACAAAACGCCAAAATTAGATTTCTTCTTTGCTAAAACGGGTAATGCAAGTTTAGTAGAAAGAGCAGTAGCTATTGTTGATGATATTGATATGGCGATTGTTAAACAGAGAAATGCACTTGCAACTATACCTGCTGCTCCGGGTCTTGCTATTCAAAAAGACTTGCTTGAGAATGTATTTTTAAACGGTATTTTACAACAACCAGACGATATATTACAAGGGTTACAAGAGAGAGGTGTGATGTATTATAATGCCTTAGACGATCATGGAAAACCTTTGTATATGAGTGGTGGTCAGAAACCAATTGAATACTTAGATGTAACTAAAATAGCAGGCATATTAGCTGTTTACGGTAATCATATCGCAGAGAAAGTAAATGAACTTCGTGAGGTATTGGGAATGCAGAACGGAGCAGATGCAGGTGGTACAAGCGCTTATCAGGGATTAGGACAAACTAAACTAGCTTTCCAAGCAGCAAACGCTTCATTGTACCCTACATTCAATGCCTATAACTATGTATTTAAAGCAGCATTCGAGGACATTATTAAAAAGTGGCAGATCGTAGCAAAGGATGGTGAGGTAAAAATAAACTATTCATTGTTGGGTAGTAAGAACATGCAGGTATTTAAGCTTGATAAAAACTTCGACAACTACGACTTCAATTTAGAAATAGAAATTGCACCATCCCAAGAAGAGAAACAAAACTTGCTATCATCAATAGTTCAACAAAAAGCTTTAGGCGATCAAACAGGAGGCGCACAAGGTCTTACAATGAGTGAATATCTTTATGTATATCGTAAAGTAATGGCGGGCAATGTTGATGAGGCTATGTATTTAATGGCTCAAATCGAGGCTAAGAAAAAACAAGAACAAGAAGCAAGTAAGCAAGCGGACATTCAAGCTAATGCACAAGTACAACAACAGTCAGCAGAAACAAAAGGTCAATTAGACCAACAGTTATTAGCAGCTAAAGCGGAAGCAGATAAACAGCAAGCGTTATTAACAGCATTATTGAAACAGAATGAAATGCTTATTAATCAAATTGTAAGTCCACAAAAACCAGAGGAAATTTCAAAGGATGATTTAGCTATCCCCATAGTAGCATTGAATAATGCACAGATAGAGGCTATTGTAGCGCCACAGCCGAGTCAAGAAGAGTTAATGATGCAACAGCAAGCCCAAGCACAACAAGCGCCTCAAATGGCTTAATTTGCTTTTTAAATTAAATGGTTATACTTTTGGTTAAGAAAATTGAGAAAAAATGAGTGAAAATAACACAGTAATGGATTATGCAGCCCAAAGGTTTGCACCCGAACAGACGACAGAACAGACAACGGAAACTGCAATAGTAACCGACACAACTGCCGAAACAACAACGGATGCACCTGCTTCAACTGAAATAGTTGATACTACACAGACCCAAGAAACGCAAACTCCACCCGAAACCACTGCTACTACCGACACAGTAGATTACGCTAAATTCCTGTCTGAAAATTCAGACGGTCTTTTTACGGATGTAGAAAGCTTTAAATCAGCACTTCCAAAAATAAAGGAGTATGATGAGAAGATTGGCGCTTATGACACAATATTGAAGGAAAAGACAGAACTTGAAGAAAAGCTAAAGGTAGACCCTTTTGTAAACGAGTTCACCAAGACCTTAGACTCAATGATACGTGCGGGCAAGTCAGCAGATGAAATCGAAAACTTCACAAAAATCAGCAGACTTGACTTAGACCAACTTTCAGCAACAGACGCTAAGGTTATGGTAATGGTTAAGAATGGTTATAGCGAGGCTATAGCAAGACAGATCGTTGAAAAAGACTTTCCTCTTGATGATTATAATGAAGGCTCAACAGAGCGCAGTATATTAGAAGAACAGCTACGAGTTAGTTCTTTGCAAGACAGACAAATCCTAAAAGATTACAAAAAAGAGTTAACAGCAGTTGACAATTCAGCACAGGAACAAGCAAACGCACAGTTAGAGCAAAACAGGTTAGCAGAAATTGCTAATAAAAATGCTCACATACAATCAGTAAAACAGACAGTACCTAAAATAGCGGAAACAATAGTTGGTTTAGGAGAGATAAACTTAAATGGTAAAGAGGGGGAGGAAGCAGTTAAATTAAATTTTGATTTTAATGCGGACTTCAAATCAAACCTTCCTAAAGCCTTAGAGTCATTTTTCCTAGACGGACAGATGGAAGTAAACGAAGAAAACATTGCATTGGCAAAAGGTTACTTAGAAGCAGATTATTTACAAAAGAATAAAGAAGCTATTTTCCAATCTATCTACAAACACGCAGACGCATTAGCTACTGAAAGAACTGTTAACAAGTATGAGAACCGTACAGGCTTACCTGCTGAAACACTTCCTGCCAATACAAGTAATGTAGATAAAGAACGAGCTGATTTCTTGCAAAATATCGTAGCAAAAAAGAGATAATTAATTTAAAAAACTTAAAAAATCAGCAATACAATGGCAGAAGTTATCAATCAAACCGCCCCAAGTCACGTAGAATCGGCACAAGGAGATGTATTCGTATTAGGTTCAACCCTATTACAAGACAATCCTCAATTACTATCGACTTATTTCAAAGAATCAGGCTACCCTCCAACTACCTTGAGCAAGATTAAAATGTTCGGTATGGGTTCGGCTGTAAGAAAAGGTGTAGAAGGGCCAATTACGGGTCACTACGAAAAACCACGTCCTAAAGATTTATTTACTGTAGGAGAAATTATTTCTGTTGATGACAACGAAATCACAATTGCTTTATCTACAGATGATATGTTGGTTCAGACTAACAATTCAGTAGGTACAACAATCTTTTCTCGTCCAAGAGTAACAGAAGTTTATCAGGGACAAATCAACGGTAATCAGTATCGTATTATTGAAAAAGACCGTACCGTTAATCCACACCAAATTACTTTAGAAGGTAATACAGGCGTTGACCCAGAAGATGACTTCGTAGAAGGAGCAGTATTCTCTTGGATTTCAACTTTAAGTGGTGAAGGTACAGGTCAACCAGAGCCATTACGTTCTGTTAGATACAAATACGAAAATACATTCTGGATTGCTAAAGAAACTGATATTACATCAGGTACTCACTTAACTACATCAGCACCTTTCCAAGTTGTTCCCGGTTCAAACTTAATCTACATGGAGTCACTTCGTGATGCAGAGATGAGAATGGAGCAACAAAAAGGTCACGTTTGGATGTTCGGTAAAAAAGCAACAGGATGGACTGATTATTCAGACCCATTAAAATCAGAAGTTCCTGTTACAGGTACACAAGGTTTATTACCTTATGCGTTAGAGAACGGATATGATTTCGAGTATGATTTAACTGATTTTGATGATGCAGATTTGTATGCTTTAGCAGCGTATTACCACGATATTCGTGTACCATCTACAGAAATTATGTTAATTGAGGGTTACAACTTCAATCAGAAAATCGAGAAATTCTTCTCAACTCGTTATAACTACAATTGGGTTATTGGAGTCTCTGACCGTTACATTGCGGAAGGAGTAAGAAATGCTCGTAAATACGATAGTGGCTTCACAGAAGAAGGTATGATGGTTAATTTAGGCATTACAGGATTCTCATTAGGTAACTTCACGTTCCTACAGACTTCTGCTCCTGAATTAGATTATATCGGAGGTGCAGGTCAAATCGGAGGTAAAGATTGGGCTATTGGAGTTCCATTCGGTTTCGCAGGAGAGTCAGCAGACAACCGTCCTTTCATTGGTTATGAGTGGAGAGGTACTGATGGTTACTCAAGAGAGAACGAACTTTGGGTAAATGGTGGTGCAGGAAACGACCGTAGAGTTATTAAGTCATCAGAATTTGATGCACAGAACACTTATATGCGTTCAGAGATTGCCCCTCACTTTGCTTTAGGAGAGAACTTTGTAGTAATGCACCCAACAGGTACATCAGCATCATAGAACTCAATTTTTCTTTGTTTATAATTAATCCCTACTTGTGTAATACTTGTAGGGATTTTTATTTTAAATACATTTTTGTACATTTGATAATGGCAAAGGAGAAAAAACTGGCAGAATCAATAAGAGTCCTTTTTGAGGAGGATGATATGAGGTTCATGAATGACTACAAACAAGAGTTTGGTTCTACGTTACAATGGTTCATACAAACTGCTGTAAAAGAGAAAATATTTAATATAAGTGTTAAACAACAATTAGACGAAGAATTATAGATATGTTATTTGAAAACAGAAAACAGGTTACGGCAAAAGAGATGATGGAGAAATACGCTACATCAGATGACTTTAAGAAGCTATCAAAGAAACCAAGCTTTGAGGTTACTGCTGACAGAAAAAAGATTGATCGTATTAATGGCGGTGTAATGAAATCTCCTAAAGGTTTTATGTGGCGTTCACACTTTATGGCCACCGACCCAAAATCAGGTCTTAAAGTAGAGATTAGATATGCTACAAACAACAATACGAAAGTAGTAGGCGATAGGGTTATAGATAACTTTGAACCTCGTTATGTAGAAACAAAAGGGGCTACATTTAACTTTCAGAACAACATTGATTTGGGAGTATATCAGTTTTTACATCCAAACAACCTATCTTCTCCTTTAAGAGATAAAAACAATAAGGCTAAACCCAAGATTGACTTTATTGATACTAAGAAACGCTCACAAGCTAAAATGGCTACGATTGATGCTTTAGCTACAGCAATGAGTCATGCTAAGGATTTAAGTGAAGATAGATTAATTGTTTTAGCAAAAGGATTAGGTATTAAAGGACTTGATAAGAAAGAGGCAGATGAAGTAAGAGCAGATGTATTGGAGTTCGCTATGAACAATCCTAAAATCTACAATGAGAAGTCTAATACGGAGATGACTTATATTGAGGGTCGTATTATCAACTTAATCGACAAAGGAGTGGTTAAACTTACAAACGTAGGTAGTACCCGTAGATGGACTTGGATGAGTGGAGAGAGAGAGGGAGAGCACATCCTAGATATTCAGAATGTAACTCAAGATGCTAAACGTGCTTTAATTAATTATTTCTTTAGTGATATTAACAAGCATATTAACTTATTGAAGGACATTAACAACGATATGAGTGCAAGAGCAAAAGCGGAGAGAGATTTAGCAAGAATGGATGAAGGACACGCTCCATTAGGAACGGCGCCTTTAGAAAGAACTATTGGAGATGCTTTACCAGAGCATTTAAGAAGCCAAACGACTGTTAATAATGCTCCTGTAGAAGTATTCGTTCCAACACGAGAAGATGCCATAGAGGCTCTAAAAGAGGCAGGAGAAGTTGAACCTATACATCACAGTAAAATATCTAAGTGGTTGAGAGAAAACGGAGGTGAATAAAGATTGATAAATTGAGTTGTGATGCCCTATGTCTTAATTGATGTAGGGCATTTTTATTTTAATAAATAAATACGCTACATTTGTTAGCATGATTGAAGTACAACGATTATGGGACAGACTGATGGCGTTAACTAAAAGTGGCACATCAGGTTACTTTACAGAGGAAGAGTTTAACAGCAACCTTTATTCTGTTCAATATGCTATTCTATCGCTGTTATGCGACAACTACGAGAATAATCAAAAAGTATCAGATGCTTTAATCAATCACGTTGTAGAAACTGCTACATTAACTTCATTGGCAGGAGGCAATCTTTTCGCAACAGATGTTACAACGGTAATAACTGACTACTATAGAACGTTAGACTTAAAGTACATTAAAACAGGTGTAGAATATCCAAGCATTAAAATAGCCGTAAACGAGGAAACAATGTATTTGACAAGTCCTATTAGGAAGCCTGATTTAACCATTAACAGAACATTGTATCTTTTCAAGTCTAACAACATTACAACGCTTCCTAAAACAACAGGCAACACTTATGTGCTTACTTACTGTAAGAAGCCTACAGAAGCTAAAATAGCCTTTACAACAGCTACAAATGCTAATAATGACTATTTGGTAATTGATACCGTAAACACAGTGGATATTGATTTTCCAGAGGGATTATTCAACCTTTTCACGTATTATATGTTGGAGAGTTTAGGAATTGAGATGAAGGAGTCAATTCAGCAAGAATACAGTCAGTTAGGAATTAACAGAACAACACAAACCGATTTAAAATAAAAAAGCCATGACATTAGCAGAAAAAAGACAAGAGGTATGGGATGAAATCACCAACCTTTATTCAGCAAACATCCAAATTACTCCTCCACATGAATTTATTCCTAAATTAGGGGCAGGTTCAACAGAAGGATTTATCTCTACACAGTACAAGACCATTTTAGGTACTAGAACTGACAAAAGAGGTCGTACAATTTACGTTGGTACAAAAGGATAAGAAAACATGACTAAATCAGTATTTGCAGAGAATGTATTAATCGCTATGGGCGGTGGGGTATTAACAAATGAGTTAGCTATACAAAGAGTTGATATATTTGCTTTTCTACCTGCTGCTGTCAATTATGCTTTAACTGCGGGAAGAAACACTTCTTTATCGCAAGAAGGCAACAGAGATTTACCATCTATGTTCTACGGTACATTTACTGATTTAGTTATTGACAGAACAACTAATACCGCATTCGTAACCTTACCTAAAGGATATGTTCCTTTATACGGAAACGAAGGTGTAAGGTCTGTATTCGATGACTGTGGCAATTACTATGCACCCTTAATGGATGCCGACAGAAGGCTTATAAAGGCTTATAAAGACAAACTAACAGAACAAGGGTTCTATTATCCAATTGGCAAAAATAAACTAGAAGTATATCCAACAAATCCATTGGTAGAGATGCTTAATGGAGAATATATTGTAAGGGTACAGGATTTAGCAGATGATGATGAATTGCCTTTACCTGCGGATACGGAGATGATGGCGGTACAGCTTTTAGCACAATGGTTTACAGACCCACGCAAACGTCCTGCCGATTTAATTAACAATAAAAGTGACGACGCTAACGTAATTAAACGATGAGTAAAGCATTAGTATCTATAAAAACAATTGCATCTAACGTTTCAGCAGGAATGGGAGATAGCACAGGTAAATATGAATTTACTATTGGTCGTCATCTATTAAGCGGATGGAGAGAATTAAACCTATTCTTAAACCAAGAGTTTGATGTAGAAACTGCTGTTCTTGAATATGACAACGTTGTAAATTTACCTTGTAATTTTGTGTATGAAACTAAGGTAGGTATCTTAAAGAACGGACATTTAGCGGTATTATCACTTGATAAAAGCATCAGAAAAGAAAACCTTAACCAAAAGCAATCAGAAGAAAGAGTTGACTGTATTTTTAGAGGTGAGTATAGCGGAGAATATTACCCTTTTTACAACGCATACCGAAATGGTAACTACTTAGGAGAATTGTACGGGTTTGGCAGAGGAGTACATTGTGCAGGCTATTACAACATTGACAAGAAAACAGGCGAGATTTATATAGGCAGTCAAGTACCCGAAGGTGCAGAGATTGTTATTGAATACAAATCAGACGGCATTTCAGACGGTTTGAAGCTTGTGCCTAGTGAATGTGAATTAACATTGAGTTATTGGGCTAAAGCAAGGTTCTTTGAAGATAAAGGCGACCTAAATAAAGCCGAATGGAATGAAATAAGATACGAACGTCACTATAACAAACTACAAAGACTTTACAACTTCCAAAGTGCCTTATATGCAGCAGCTAAATTAAATGAGTCGTTCAGCCCCACAAACTACTAAAGATGCCATCAAATCAGAAAAAAATTGCAACACATACTTTCGTAGATGGCATTGATACTGTTACTGCTGATGCCTTAATGCGTCCAACGAGCGCTAGATATATCCTTAACTGCTATATAAACTCTACAGGAGTAGGTAATGTTGGTATAGTAACCAATATAAAGGGTAATACTCAAATACAAACTCCCTTACCATTAGGGCAAAACAAAACAATCGGAACTGCTGTAGACGAGGAAAAAAACCTTTTCTACTTTTTTGTTTGGAATGAAAACGGCTACCATACCATATTTGAATATAACGCTTTAACAAAAGCAATTATTCCAGTTCTGCAATCTATTACCGACACAGGGGGATTTGATATTCTTAACTTCAATAGAGATTATTTAATATTAATGACCGATGTGGTAAATAACGATTTATTGTATTGGGTAGATGGCTTAAATGATGCTAGGAAAATAAACATCAGAAAGGCTTTAGATAAAAGTGCTACAGGCTATGGAGCAGGTGTTTTAGAGGAATACATCAACGCATATAAGTTAGCGCCTTCACAAGCCCCTGTGCCTGTTTATTTCAGCGACTTATCTAAACCAATAAACACTCTATACGGAACACTAAGAAAATTCACTTATAGATTCAGATATGATGATGGAGAGTTAAGTAACTATAGCGATTTCAGTAATGTGCCTTTACCTCCAAAAGAAAGCTTTACAGGAGTTAATGCGATTCCTACAGATAACAATGGAATAAAGATTAC